CGTTGACCCCATGCAGAAACGGTCGTTTTCTGTGGTTGGGTTGAATACTGGGGCGGTGGAGCCACCGGAAGTTAGCGGGTTGATCGATGTATTACCTGATCCCGTGGTATTGCCGTTAAGTGAACTCTTTCCAATTGCACTATTAAAACTACCAGTGGTGTTATTGTAAAGTGCAGCAAGCCCACAGGCGGTGTTGTAGTTGCCTGTGGTGTTCTTGTTTAAGGCACCATCCCCAGCAGCGGTGTTACCAGTACCAGTGGTATTGGTCGTAAGAGCGAGAACCCCACTAGCCGTATTTTGGTTGCCTGTACTGTTGGCTTTAAGGCTACCATTTCCAATAGCCGTATTTTGGTAGCCCGTGGTGTTAGTTTTAAGACTAGAATCACCAAATGCGCAATTTGAGGTGCCTGTGGTGTTAGATTTAAGTGCCTCTATTCCACTAGCAGTATTACCATTACCAGTGGTGTTAGATAAGAGTGCATAAGTACCACTGGCTGTATTGCCACTACCTGTAGTGTTCGCGCGGAGACTTTGATAACCACTGGCTGAGTTTCCCAAGCCTGCAGTGTTGTTCCGGAGTGCTTCTACTCCATTAGCTGTATTCCAAAAACCTGTGGTGTTGTAGTTGAGCGCGAAATACCCATTAGCAGTATTACCATTACCAGTGGTGTTAGAGTAGAGTGCATAAGCACCACTAGCTGTGTTGCTGTAGCCTGTAGTGTTGTATCGGAGTGACAGATACCCAATGGAAGTGTTGTCAGATCCTGTAGTGTTGGCGTAGAGTGCCGACACCCCAACTGCAACGTTGCGGGAGCCGTTAATCATCCATCCGCCTTGATTGGAGAGGAGTGCATTATCCCCAGCAGCGAAGTTTGTACTATCTCCTCCACCTCCGTATGAGCCACGCAAGGCAGATGCGCCGGTGATGGTGATGTTTCCTGTTGTGCTTAATGTTGTGCCATCAAAAGTTAAGTTGGCAGAGCCAGCAAATGCGCCATCATTGTTGTACTGGACTTGAGTAGTAGCGCCGCCCGGTGAACCCCCGCCGCCACCACCGCTTTCAATAATCAAATCACCAGAACCTAACAAAGAATCTCCGTTGATGGTTTTAATATTTGTAATATAACCGTCTGGGTTTGTTGCGCTATACGGAGTAAATCCTAGTGCCGTAGTAACGTTGCTATTAGTAAGTTCTGCGCGAATAGTTGCGGAACTTTTGTTTTCCACATCACCAAGACCAACCATGGCTTTGGTAATACCGGCAACAGTACCAGTAAATGTTGGTGAGTTTAAGTTGGCTTTTAAGTCTAAAGCTGTTTGTTGTGCTGTGGATACAGGTTTTGCTGCATCACTTGTATTATCTACGTTATCTAACCCAACGTCAGCTTTAGCAAGAGCTACCACTCCAGTTTTGCCAGCTACACTAGTAACTGTGTTAACTTGTGCCCCATTTGCAATATTATCAAGCTTAGTTTTATCAGCAGCACTCATACTACCTGCTGCTGAAGTAGTAGCGGCACTAATAGAAATTGCTGGAGCTGTACCACCGGAACTTACAATAGGCGCTGTTCCACTTATAGCAGTAACTGTGCCTGTGTTTGTGGTATAGCCACTTGGGTTAGTAGCATTATAAGGTGTAAAACCTAGCGCACTAGTAACATTGCCGCTAGTAATTTCACCGCGAATAGTTGCGGAACTTTTGTTCTCAACGTTACCTAAGCCAACATCGCCAGCTACAAGTGTAACAACACCAGTTTTACCAGCAACTGAATCCACAGCTCCCGACGTAATATATACGTAAGTAGTACCACTCCAACGATAAGTTTTGTTGGTGTCTAGTGCAACATAAATTTTACCCGTTTCTCCGGTTGCAGAAAAAGCCGCTAAATTAGCGGCTTCTACAACATCATCAACATAGCTTGGTAGCTGAGTACTAGGAACTTTACCAGTACCATCAAGAGTAGCTACACCATTAACAGAACCTTTTTCTGAGTTAGGTACGTAGTCTAAGTTTGGTAATTGTGTATTTAGTACTTTACCAGTACCATCAAGAGTAGCTACACCATTAACAGAACCTTTTTCTGAGTTAGGTACGTAGTCTAAGTTTGGTAATTGTGTATTTAGTACTTTACCAGTACCATCAAGAGTAGCTACACCATTAACAGAACCTTTTTCTGAGTTAGGTACGTAGTCTAAGTTTGGTAATTGTGTATTTAGTACTTTACCAGTACCATCAAGAGTAGCTACACCATTAACAGAACCTTTTTCACTTGCAGGAATTCTGGTGGCAATATCTGTGTTTAAATTGATAATATTATTATCAATTTCGATATTGGACAAAGGACTACCTTTGGCTGTAGCCCCTACTTCTCTGGTTATAATTGTTGCCATAGGTGTCCTTTTAAAAATTTACTAATTAAGCTACTGTTACTTTCCAGGTAATTACTAAGGTATCTAATTCACCCTTATTGATAACTGGGAATACTGTACGGCAAAGCATTGAACCTGCAGTACTAGCATTAAAAATACCGGCTTCTGTTACAGCACCGGTACTTTGACCAGCAGCAAATGTAGCCACATATTGTACACTATCATTTGCTGCTGTTGTTGTAACAATAGTAGTTGTATCAATTGTTACACGAGTATTTAGTTGAGTACCAAGAGAAGTATCGGCAGCAGCAGCAGCGATCGTGCCAGCGCCAATAGCCATATGAGACATAACTGCAGCAGCAGTATCTTTCATTCGGCTAGCAATATATGCTAAGCCAGTACTTACTACTAAATTATGCTCGTTTTGTTGTTTGATGTTGCCATTTTCATCAGTTAGTACTAATGTTAAAGTACCTTTGGCTTTGATTAAGTCATTTACCATGATCTATCCTTTAAGAAAAATAAGTGTTTGTACCCGCATATCCTGGCTCAGCATAAGATTCAGCAAAGTAACTCTGGTTATTGATAATACCACCATCATTAGTGGTGATTATATCGTTTATGAAACGATTAGGAAATTTATAAAAACTAATTATATCGGAACTAATCGTATAATCATATATTGGCCTATTTGATTTAATATACTGTGCATCTGATGCTGTAGATGTATCTATTATAGGTTTAGTCTGATACCTGCTTATAATTTCAGAAATATTTATAATGTCCGAAATAATTGGTTTAGTAATAAAAGACATTATATCAGTATTATTAGTAGAATCCGATATGCTTCTTTTATATTGTACTGTATTTTGTATGTTATCTATAGAACCTATCAGGTCTATTAAATTTTTGTTTATATCAGTGTATGCTACATCATATACTGCTGCTGTATCTACATTAGCCGTATATACTTTTACTAAAACTATATTTGAAGAATCAGAAATACTAACAGTATCTGTATAATTATTACCAATATTTAATAAAGTATTATCTAATAAAGCAGTAGACTCTGCCTCTATTTTTGTATTAGTAAACTTTATTATATCAGTATTATATAAAGTTTCTAATAAATTTTTATAAACAATGTTTGAAGGTATATCGCTAACAGTATAATTGCTATATAAAGGTTTACTATTAAATATATTAATATATTCAATAGTACTAGCATAATCAGCTATACCTTTTCCAAAACTAGTGCTTTGAGAATCTTCGGCACCTGCCGTACCGTAAAAAGTATCGAAAGCATCTACAATATCAACAATATTTCTATTATAAGAAATAACGTTATTTATACTATCAGTAGTTATATAGGTATCTTGTATATTCTTTTTGGTATTTAATACTGTACGATCAATTGTGCTAAATAACTCTAAATATACTGGTTTAATTATAAATAGATTACTCTCCCTAGTAAGTGTAGTACTACGAAAGTTACGAAAAGCTTCCCAAGATTTAGATATTAAATCCTGAATATTAGTGGTTTCTAGTAATACTTTTGTAGAAGTATATACCGGCGTATCTATAATACTAAAAATATCTTTGGCTACTTTATCGTAGTATATATATTTAGTATCTATTAAAGTATTATTATCTAGTAAAACTTTAGTATTATTTATTATAGCTAAATCATTATTATCTAAAAAATCAGAATTAACTTTAGTTAATATTTTAATAGACTGCTCATAAGAAGTAGTTTTGTCTAATAAAGGTTTAATTAGCTTAAAATATTTTTGTTCAGTATTACTGGTTTTATCTAATTGCTTAATAGCAAGATATACACTATGTATATCTTGATTATTAATAATAGATACTAAATTCTTATTAATATTAATTATTTGATCATCATCAATATTAGCTAAACCATAAAAGTCATCTGTCGGAAATATTGTATCAGTAAATTTTCTTTTAAAACTAACTGTATTTAATATAGTATCATTAGCTTTAAATATATTTATTATATTTTTTGATAGTTTAAATGTTTTATAACTATCATTAGATAAAGCATAATCTTTAAAACTTCTATTAAAATTAGTTTTAGTAGAAAAAGTATCTGTAGCATTAAAAGTACTGGATAACTTTCTAGAATACCCTATACTAATAAGGATAATATCAGATACATTATAAAAATCTTGTGTTCGCTTAAATAAATTAGGGTTAGGTATTGAGTCCTCACCCATATTAGACAGCACAACAGATACTTTAAAATTAGTATCTACAGCAGTAGTTACTAATTTAGAGTTAGTATCTACGGTAGTAGTTAATACTTTAGAGATAGTATCTACAGTAGTAGATACTATCTTAGCATCTATATATATATTTTTATCCGACATAACTACCTCATACTATAGTTTGATTTACTTGATCAGGTGTTACATCAGTTGGACTAAAGAGTATTTCTACCATTCCACGTACTGGTTTAAATGTACGCGTAAAAATTTGATCGGTTGGTTCTGTTACTCTTAATTCAAAAAATCCATATACAGGACTATCTACTAGAGGTTGTACATCCCAAGTACTAGCTAAACTAGCGGGGAACTGTAAGTAAATTATATTTAAACTAGTTTCTTTCCACAAAGGATCTACTGTAGGTAATAAAGTACTAGTTCTTGCACTACCTTGAATTAACTTATAATATTTTCCACTATATAATACTACTTCTTCTTTATTATAAGCAGCAGCTGATTGCCAGTTACCTGTAAATACAGGTAAGCGTACAAACAGTCTATTTTGTATACCACCAGAACGAATAGTAGTAGGCCTATCACTCTGTGCAGCAATATTATTTGCCTCAACAACTACCGCTTCATAAATGTAGTTATTACTATCTTTTACACTAGCATCTTCTACGAAATTAAGAGATATAGGGAACTCTAGTTGTTCACCTTTAATAAAGCTCCATAAAACGGCACCACCATCCGCTATTAGATCCTGGCTTGTATTAGTTAATCTTGATCTTGCCATTATGTTCCTTTAGTGTAAGAATCTTTAAAGAGCTTACTTCAGTAGTAAGAGCGATAACTTCTGTTTGTAATCGTTGATTTTCTACAGTTAATTTTTGTAATTCTGTGTTTAAAGCAATAACTTCTGTATGTAGTCTTCCTAACTCTATACTAAGATTAGTATTTTGTTGGCTCATACGTTCTAGTTCTGTGTGCATTAAGGTAATAACACTAGTTTCAGCGCTAGTACTTTTCCAATCTTTTAATAGTTTTTGAATACCTATAAAGACGGTTATTACTGCTAGTGCAACTGTGCCAGTGACTTCCATTAAACTATACGAACTAATTTCTGACATGAACTTCTCCAGTGGCTTTTAGCACGTTATTTTATATTTGGTCAGTGTTTGCATAGACAATGATAATGTATATTGAACATATTGGTATCAAGAAAAAATTTAAACACCTACGGACATTTTGTATTATTATATCATAAGGGGATAGATTTGTCAATGCAAAAAAATACCCGGCCCCTATGGGCTGGGTATTTTATTACCAGCTAGTAATATCTAAGCTGGTACTGTATAAACCATAATACTGATTCTGTAAGCTACTAGTATTATTTCGTCCATAAATACTATAGCTTTGAGTAATATCAGGGTTGTTATTATCAGGGTATACGCAAATATATAACAAGGCGTTGGAGCCCCAAGTTCTCATTATTTTTTGTAGTTGTTGTCTATCAACATCATTAATATACTCAAGATCAAAAGATAAGGTTTCACTAATAGGTTTCCTATCTGAGTAAGTATTACCACTACGAGTAGTAGTAAGTTCACTTGAGTCTTGATATCCTAGAGTAATGCCACGACTTACTTGTCGTGAGCTTTCCCAGTACTGTCCACAGATTATTCTGGCGCAGTCAATAGTGCTAGTGCTTGTTACTGTTATTACTATTTTTGTAGTAGACAATAAGGAACTAAACCATACACTAGTCTTAGTAGCTCCGCCAAAACCAAAATCAGTATAGCTTGGTGCATTGGTGTTATTATAAAGTACTATATCTCTGGTTTTACATGCTTGTAGTGCCGGGCCTGTATCTGATATTAACTGTGTGGAGTCACTTGCACTATAAACCTGAACTCGTATTGTAGCACCAGATTCTAAATTTGTTGCGGGTAAGGCTACACCGTTTATACTTTGTGTGGTGTCCCACGTCAAAGTATAAACCACACTATTACCAGTACTGCGATGTACGCTGGTTTTATTATTGTTTTTTAAATTATCAGTACTAAAACCTGCGGCAGTATTAGATGCTGTTATTGTTGCTGTATCTGCTAAGTTATTATAGAGTATTCTTAAATTTGACATTTGATTCCTTAAACCGTTATACTAATATATTTGTTAGCTAAATCAATAACAAATAAACCGTCTGAGCTTTTTAGTAGTGCGGCTTCTACCGTGCCACCAAAAGTGGCATTTCCATCAGTACCTATTGTAAAGGTAGTTTTTGTGCCATTATGGCCAACTAAACCACCAGGAGTCATTGCTACACCGCTTCCCGAAGTTCTTACTCCGGAGGCGTTCCAAGTTAGCGTACCCGCCACAAATCCAGCACCTGCTGTAGCATCCATAGATATGGTACCCGACAAGATGGTAGCACCGGTTTTTGCAATCTTATTATCTACTGCGGTTATTAAATCTTGAGCTAATACTCCACTAACATAACTTCCGTTTGGAGCACCTACTGTGGCACTATCTTGCGGTTTAGTAGCCCCTGTTACAGCAGACCATTCAAATCTTCCTGCGCTTAAAATAGCTGTATTGGTTGGGCTATAAACTACTAAGCCATTACCATCCCACTCTACTCTAGCTCCTAAAGATTTACCTATACGAAACTTACCATCACTAGCTAAATAGTATCCGTCTCCAGCGGCAAGACTAGTAGCTGTTCCGCCTTTAATACTTCCTGTGACCGTTAAGGCCCCAGTATTAGCACTAATTGCTTGTAGGTTACCAACTTTTAGTGTACTAATATAAGGGAATCCCCAAGTAGTGTTGCCGTCAGCTATATATATACCGTCACTTTGGTAGACTGTTTCGCCTTCGAGTAATGCCGTACTTGGTGCGGTTGAAGTCCATGTTTTGCCTACAAACCACGTTCCTGTTACCGGTAAGGCATCTCCTGTAGATACATAAGTTGTAGGAGTAGTTGCAGGTGTAGTAGTTACTACCACATACGCACGGCGAGCACTTGAGCCGTCTGAGCCGTCTGAGCCGTCTGTGCCGTAATAACTTAGTGGAGTTATTGATGACTGAGCCCAGTCTACGGTACTTGTGGTTTGTGCTTGTGCAGCTTGTACTAATACTTGGGCAATGTACAATACCTGCCCTGGAGCTTCTGTGGGTGCAGTTAAGCTCCAGTTAGCTGGTGCAGCAAAAGTATTATTACTCCATGTAAGTGTACTAGTACCAATTATACCTGGAATACTAATGGCATTTTTATATACTTTAGCAGTATACGTTTTTATTAACTCATTGGCTTCTGTGGTTACCAATTTAATAGACGAACCCGAGGTCCAAGTAGTAGAAATTTGAGTATTTACTAAACTTGCTTCTGAGGTTATTAACTTAGTTGCTTTCCATAAGCCTATACCTACGTTACCTGGATTTGTGGGTACTGTGCTTGCCCAATCAGTGCCACTATAAGAGTGAGTATTAGTAGTCCAAGTATATAAACTAGTTCCAGTAGGTAGTGCTGGCTGCCCCACACTCCACTTATATACGTATATTTCATTGGCCTGTATGCCGCCTGCTCCGGCTTTGGCTTTGGTTATATTATACGTTGCTGTATATGTTATAAGGTTTTTTAATGCTGTAACAGTAAAGTTCTCCACAGAACCTGTCCAGGTATTTGGTGCAGACTGTGATAAAGTTATCTGTCCAGTACTAGAATTAACTGCTAGCGTTAAACCATTTTTAGTTTGTGTTGCTGGGCCATAAACCAACGTTTCCGTAACCTTATTAACGCCATTGTATAGCTCAACATAGTTAGCTTCTGTAGGTAAAGTATATCCGGTACCATCATTATAGCTTGGTACTAAATCAATTGGTCGCTGTACTTTTGCTACTAATTGATTATAGATTTTACTAATACTAATAGGTACTGCTTGATACGCAGCTCCTTGCCAGCTCACAGAAGCATTTATGGTTACAAAATCACCAGTAAAACTATTTGGTAGAATTATTAGTTGATTAGGAATATTTGGGTTTACTACTGGTGCAGGACTTAGGCCTGTGGACGTAAACGTCACAGTGCCCTCTAGTCTGCCTAATAAACTTGCGGTTACTATAATTTGAGTAGGTTGTGGTAAGTTATCTGAGCCATATTTAAACTGCAAACTAGGTGCAGTTAAAACTAAATAATTTGTACTAACTTGTAGTACTCTTGGAACTACTGCTTGTAGTGCTAGGTCACGTGAATTAATTGGTGTTGTCATATTAAACTAATACTCCTATGTCAACAAATCCTGTAATCCAGTCTCGATTTATTGAGTAAACTAAACCTAGTTTACCGCTAGATAAACCGAATCTATTCGACGTTACTTGTACTATATCGCCTAGTTGTACAAAAATTAATTCTGGTAAATATTTTGCTGTTATTATGTATCTTTGTTGTTCCCAAAGAGCTAGTCTTTTTGCAGCTTCTGTATCTGCATTAGCTGTGGTTATTAACAAAGTTGGTTCTTCTGTTACTGTTCCACTATCTCTATACAGTGTTTGTTTTGTAGTGTTTATTGCTGTAGAGTATAACCACTCAGTATCAAACTTGCTTTCTGGATTTAATCCTTCTGCGACAGTTGCCTGTATAGTATAATTTTTACAATAAGCTAGTTTAATACTTGGCTTTACTGCGAACATTTCTGAAATAGATAGTGTATTGATTACCATATTGTTATCATTAAGATAATACTTTGGGGTTCCTGTAGGAACTTTTAACTCAACTAATCTTAATTTGCTAGTACTAACTACGTCATTGGTTACTACAATTGAGGGACATATTAAGTTCGCATTTACACTTTTAGCAATTTCAGTACAAGTTTCTAAAATATTTTTTCTATCATTACAGTATATGCCTACTGGACTTAGATTAGTAAAATCTGAAAAACTAATATCCGACAGAGAAAACTTGTTTTCTGTGGTTCCATACGTGGTTACTATTTTTGATATAATACTAGGTACAGTGCTTGTTGTTCCCTGAACACTACAAGTTATTGTTCCATAGGGCTGCGTCAATAACGCAAAAGTACCTAAAGTAGTATTTGGTGTAACTATAATAGGTACCCCATTGTCACGTACTTCAACAAAACCAGTAATAGCACCATCATGTGCCATATATACTTGACCCGTGTTGGCGGTAGAACCATTATCTACAAGTAATGGCTGTATGTTAAAACACTCGCCAAATAATAACGGAAGTACGGTATCTAGTGTATTTTGTGAGTACGCGGTACTAGCTAAAGTTTTTTCACTTATAGGTTCATTTAATCTTTGTAGTTTATCGAATAAACTAAAGCTTAGTGTTTGTTCACTTGGAGCAACTATTTCTTGAATTAAACCATCAAAAATTAATACAAAGTCGTCTTTAACCCAACTTGGATCTCCTAAGTATATTTTAATAGGGCGCTTGTTCCAGACATACTGTAAAAAATCGTCATAAATTCCGCTAGTATTAACTATATCTAAGCTGCCAAAGCTAATACTTGTGGTTCCTGTTATACTTAAAGATTCTGAAAAATTTAAGCCTCCAAGAATACAAGCATTATACGAAACATTATTCCCAAAATATGCTAAACTAGATAAAAAGAAGTCGGAAACTACTGTGTTTCCGACTTCTGTGATATCAGCTAGTATACACTTTAAGTGCCCCGGCGTATTAAGCCAGGTAATTACTTCGCTTACTGTTTTCATTTAATATTTGCCTTATTCTGTAAACGATTGGCCTGAATAGTTTTATCAGAACCCTCAACAACTGCTTGTGCAATTTGTTCAGTATTACGGTCAGTGGCTTTTGCATTTATTATTGCACCCTCAGCTACTGTACTTTCTAGACTATCGATTTTTTGATTGAGCTTACTAATTTGTACTAACATTTCGCGAGAATACGCGTCATTATTACCCATTTGAGTCATTAACTTAAAGTTATCGGCTGCAGGAATAATACGCTCGCCTTTATGAATTTTAGCAATCATATCATTAGGAACATAATTTGTACCTACTGCAAAACTTTCAGTTGATACGCCCGTACCACCCAAAGTTATATATGTTTGTAATAATTCAGCAGTTGTTTTACTAGCAGTACTAATACTTTCTAAGAAACTATTTGCAGTTTCTAGTGCAGTTAGTTGTCTCTCGGAATCAGTTAATTGCTGGGTTAATGAGCTGCCTACATTATCAACTAGGGCCATTACGCTATTAAAGTCTACAGTATACTGAGCACCGCTTGCATATAAGCCGCGAGACAGCGCCAAGAACTTATCTGTTGAAGAACTTAGCTTACTAAGTGCTGAGTTTTTTGCTTCGATTTCTTCAGGAGTAGTAGCGGTTTTAGTAATAGTAGCAGTTAATTTTTCTATTTCAGATTTAGCTAAAGCATATTGCTGTGACGCAGTTAGTGTAGAATTAGCACCAGACTGTAAAGCAAGTTTATAGTCTTGTAGACTTGTAATCTGTGTTTTTATAGTTTTAGTTACGTTTTGTAAACTAGTTTGAAGTGCTTTTGCTGCAGCAACTTGATCTTCTTTTAACCAGATTTCGCGCTGTAATGCACGATTACCTTCGTATAAAGCATCAAGTTCTAATTGACGTAAAGCTTCTTTGCTAGCACCTAGTTGAGATAATTTTTTATCTAGTGTTTTACGTTCTTCTGCTTCTTTTACGGCTTCTGCTGTTACTGCTACAAAACCTTCTGAAACATTCATAAGTGCTTGATACGTGGCTTTTCCAGACTCAGTAGATAAATCTAAACTCTGTACAAGTGATTTAAACTCATCGCGAGTATCAACACCAGCATAACCAAGTCTAGTCATTTCTGCTGTAACAGCCTTTTGAATAGGTGCGATTTGTTCTGCTTCTGTTAAGAAGTTGGTTTTAAAGAAATCGTACTGTGCTACAAAGTTATCTAAGCCACCTGCTAATTTCGATAAGCTTTCTGTAATGTCGTATACACCTGCAACAGTTTGGTCAATACCCATATTTGTAAGTACTTGCTGAATCTTAGTATTAGTATCAACTACACGTACTACGGTAGTTAAATAACTTTCACCAAATTTCTTGTACTTGTCAAAACTAGAGAATAGTGACTTTGCAGCATCGTCTAATCTACTACCAATTACTGCGTTTAGTTCTGCTGTGATCTGATCTCCAGTTAAGCCTTTTAAATCAATATCAATATTTGTAGCCATGTTGTTGAAAACACTTTGTACAGTTGCGGCAGTTATTCCCGCGCTAGCTCCAATTTCTATAAATAGATTTTTTGACTCTATGAATACATCACGAATTGCAGAAGTGGCTTGTGCGCTGATTTCTGCGATCTCTCTGCGACGCTCGGTCCAGTCACTATCACTACCAAACCAGCCACCATCTTCATGAAATTGTGTTACTATGTCTTTATATTGTTTAACGCTTCCTGTCGTATCATCAATAAGTTTTTGGAAACTTCCACGTAGTTGAATACCGGCACTTTCAATACTAGAACTAGCAGTAGTTCCACCACCAAATATACTACCAAGTATTCCGCCAACTAGTGGTATGCTGCCAAAAAATCCTGCATTACTAGTAGTTCCAGTTTGGCTACCGAAACTAGTACCACCCTGACGTAGACCAGGAATAGCATAAATAGCTGTAGCTGCTCCAGTTAAAGCATCGCTTAAACCTTGTAGTGCTTTAAGCATTTTGTTATCATAAGTTAATCCTTCTACAGAATTATCTCTGATAATTTCTAATGACTTATTAATACTATCTACTTTAGCAGAGCTATCGCCAAATACACCACCACCAGTTTCTACTTTATTGCCCATGGCATCATAAGTAATTCCAGTACCTTGTGTTTCTTGACGCTGTTCACTATTCATGGCAAATGCTGCACTTGATTTACTTCCGCCGCCAAAAGCTGAACCTAATAGTCCTGCTACAATAGCGGCCATTGCTGCACCGGCTATAAAACCCAGTGGAAAAGGTGCAGCCAATGCCTTTGTAATTGCTTCTAGTCCCGAAGCTCCTGCACGTGCTAAAGAATTAGCAATACTGGACCCGGTTTTAGCTGTATCAAAAAACATTTCTTTGATATCCATAGCTAAACGAGCAATATGTAATCCCTTTTCTAAAGTAGCTAATGCTTTATATGCAAAGGTCTTTTCTTTGAATAGTCCCTTAGTAGCACCTACAACGCTAGCCATTCCGCTTATTTCGGCTTTAGTATTTTTTGTTTGTTGCTTAGAAATTTCATTTTCTATTAATAGTCGCTTTTTAGGGTCATCCTGCGCGTCTCTTTCAAACTCTAAGTCAGCTAGTGCTTTAGCACCTTTCTCACTAGATATAGCTATTTGTGTTAGTGCCGTAGTTAGCCCGCCAAGTTTGCTACCTAAGTCACCAAAAACATTAGTTAAACTAGTAGCTAGTTGAGTACTATTATTTAGTAGTTCATTATAGCGCTCTTGTTCTAAGTTAATTTCTTTGGTCTTTTCTAGTAAAGCTATCTTGGAGTTATACTGCAGGCCTAGCCCTGCTATAGTATTATTATTAATTGTTTCTTGTCTAGATAACTCAGCATTTGCTGCATCAATTAATGCTTTATTCTTTTCAGCACCATCTTGTTGCAATATAGTTATTCTAGCTTGTGCTTCTTCTCGTTTTTGTGCAATAGTATCTTGAGCCTGTTGCATAGCAACGCTTGTGTCAAGCAAAGCTTTTTCTTTGTCTAGAGCGGATTGGGTACTAATTACATATTCTTGCGAATATTGATTAGCAGTACTTTGCAGACCCAATAATTGGCTCTGAGTATTTAGTCTTTCACTAGCAGTTAAATTTTCTAGATCACTAGTAGATTTGAGTAATTCGTATCGCTTAGAAATACTAGATAATTCTTCTGTTAATAGCTCTTGCTTATTTTTGACTATGGTTAGCGAATTATCTGCCGCTTGAGCTTTTTGAGTCTCGGATCTAACTTTTCCTAACTGTGTAATTTGCTTATCTTGTGCCGCAACAACTGCGTCGCTTTCTTTAGTATTTTGTTTAGCGGCACTATTACGTAAGGCTTGAGCTTCGGCTATTTTTGAATCAATATCTGCTATTTCACGTTTTTGCTTAGCTTCTGTGTTTGTTATTTCTAGTAACTGTTTACCAGAAATAATTTCTGCACTGGTAACACCAGCAATACTTTTAAGTATGTCTGAGCGTGCCAGTAAACTAGTATTAGTTCTGTCTGCAATCTTCTTTAGTTCTTCTGCTTGTGCTGCTTCTGCTCCTGGCAGCTGTGCACCTGTAGAAAGCTTACTAGCAGTCATCTGACTAGTAATACCTATTCTAGCTGCTTGTAGACCTTTTTTGCGTAGTTGTTCCGTAGTACTGATTTCTTTAGCAATTCTTGCTCTGTCGAGTTCGTCTAGTCCTTCTGCACCAAGGTCTCCTAGTCTACCGCGAGCCATAGAAACTGCTTTAGAAGCGGCCTCATTTTGCTTTATGGAAATTTCATCAGTTTTATTAGCATTCTTTACAAGAACATTAGACTCAGCCTGTAACGCGTTAGCTAGTTTCATTTCATTAACTAACTGGGTTTGGCTATCTAATAGGCTCTCTGATATATCTATAGCAGCTAATTGGTTCTGTAGTTCTTTCTGTCTAAGGGCATTGTCTACTTCTAGCTTTTGTGGACCGGTTAAATTAAATGTTAGTGCTCTAGCAATTGTAAGAGACGCCGCATTCTGTGCCTCTCTGATAGCTTTGTTAATATACTCCATGCCTTTAGCAAACAGTACTTTAGCAGAGTCTTGAATTAACTTAAGTCCTTGGTCTATAGCTTCACGGGAAAGCTTATTACCGGCAGATTGTGCTTCTCTGAAGTTCATTGAAGCAACCTCGGCCGCTGCTTGAAGCTCTTGTCGTTTTCTTGTGTTAACAGAACCGCCAACTGCAGCTCCTCCGCCTGTTTCTGTAAAACGAGCTTGATTAGTTGCAACAGCTTCGTTAGCTACGTCTAGTTTCTTTTTGTAGTCTACTAAAGCAAGCTTAGAAGCATCAATAGCTTGTTTTTGTGCTACGAATGCCTGGCTTATTTGTGCAAATCCAGATACAAAGTCTTTTCCGAACATGGCACTTTTTTCCATGTTTTTACCAAGCTCTTCTAGAGCTTGGGCAACTCTTTCTGGGCCCATAGAAGATAACTCGTCTAAGCTTTGGCTTACGGCTATTAAACTTTCGCCATATTTAAAAGCAGGGCTAGAGTCTACAAAACTATTAGATAAAGTTTTAAGTGCTTTAAGTGCTTCATCAGTTTTATCTTTAAAACCCTGTAGTGCGGAACTTGCATTACCAAGAGCTCGATTTGCATCATTTTGAATGCCAATTAAAGCATCTTGTTGATCTTTTCTTAGATTCTTAAATGCTGTCGCAACTTTATCAACATTGTTCAAAGAATCTACATTTAGTATTTTCTTTATTTGTGCTTCGTATTCTTCTGCTAGACCTTCTCGGCCCAACAGAGTAATACTTGATTGTATTTGTTGAGCAATTGTTTTAGCTAATTTAGTTGCACGATCTTGACCAGCTACTGAAAATACACTATCCCAGAATCTATCCCAAGCACCGGCGGCTTTATCAGCTTCGCGAGCAAGTTTAATTATTTCTGTGGCGCTACTAGTTAGTTCATTTAGTGCATTAGATAGTGCTACTGTATTAGCAATATTTTTTGTTGCAAAGCCCTCAATAGAGCTAGCTGCTGTTAGTGTTCTTGCGACATTTGCAATTGACTCTTCGGCACCAGTTAAGGCTTTGTTAAATTTCTCTGCTTGTTTGGCATTTTTACTCAACCAACCATCTAATAACATAAAGCCAGCTACACCTAAAGCGATTGCTTGAGCAACGCCCCCCAAAGCACCAACTACTCCCATAATGCGAGTACCAACTGCAGCTAGACCACCTTGTGCTAAAGTACTATACTTAGCGAAACCAGTTATACCTTTATCCGCTATTTCTTTGTTTAGTAATCCCCAAGACGCGCGTACACCAGCTACACTTGCAACTTGTGCTGCATTAGAAATAGCATTTGTTTGATCTACTTTAATACGTAATTTTTGATATTTTTCAAGAGCAATAACTTCTGGATCAAATCTACCCACGGGCCTATCTGCTAATGCTTCAGTGCCGGCACGGCCTTCTGCTAAAGCTTGTTTTTGCTTATATAAAACTAAAGCTTTTTCTATGTATGATACTTCTTGCTTAGCTGCTGAGATTTGAGCATCGCTGGCCTTTTTGTTACCCCTCATGCCGGATTCAATTAAAGCATTGCGCGTAGATAAAGCTCGGTTTATATTAGCTTGACTAAGTTCGCCTTCACCTAGTCTTTGAACAGACACAGGCATTTTTCCAGCAAACTTTAGCTTAGCTAAATCAGCTTCCGCTTTTTTAACGCCGGCTTCAAGATCTGGTATTTGGAAACGCTTTTCTAAGATTGTTTGAAACTCATCGCCAAAAGATTCTCTGAAAGTAATTGAGGCTTTTAAAGCTTCTTCTGCAGTATTACGTAATCCAGCTCTTAACTGGCCAATAGCCGGTAAAGCTTGTTTTAGTAGTACATAACCGATACCCGTTAAAACCGCAGTTAAAGCAGTAGGTGAGTTAGCTAGTAAGCTAACTATAGGAGATAATACTTTATTGATTAATTCGCCGCCGCTTTGTAGTACGTTCTTTAAAGAGGCTAGTAATTTATCGTAAGGATTTGATGCAGCTTCTGCTAAAGCCCCGAATTTCTTTTCGCCTTCTTCTAGTACGGCGTTAGCAAACGCTTGGCGACGTTCAAAGTCAGATAGTGAACTAGCAGATTTTCCTAGCTCTAGGGCATATTTTTCTGTAGCAGGGCCAATTTTAGTAAATAATCCTAATTCATCTAATAATTCTGGTTCTAGCTTAACGATACCGCGGCTGATACGGCTTAGTGCATCCGGCATAGATACGCCTAGTGCTAAACTAGCATTCTTTGCTACAAGTGCTAGTCTTTCAATGTTTTTTCCACTCATACCGGCACTACTAGCTTGTGCCGTCGCTGTCATAGCTTCGCGCATACTAACTGCACCATCTGTGACTTCTACTAATCGCTTACTTAAAGTACCTAAGCTTCTACCGCTGGCTGCACCAAGAGTATCCAAGCCCTTTATTAAGTTTGTGGTATCGGCAGCAGACTTTAATGCAGTAAATGCAGCGCCAACAGCAAATAAGTTAGCAGCATAAGTAGCGTATAAACGTACTAACCCGCCTAAGCCTTGTGCTTGATTTGCGAAATCTCTAGCACCTGCTCCAGTAGCACCAGCGGCACCCCGTGCACGGCCATACTCCTGCCCAGACATAAGGGCTTCGCTACCCCGAGGAGCTGCTTTAGCAGATACACTAATATTTTGTGCAGTTTTTTGAGTTGCTTTTAATGCAGAGTGTAAAATCTCTACATCTTTAATTGTTTTCTTGGAACTTCCATTATCACTAATGTTTATACCAACATTTACGTTTTGTGTGGCCATTTGTTCTCCTAATAGCGTGACACCATTCCATGATTAAAACTAATTATGGATTTATAGTTATCACGATTATATCATACAAGCATAATTTTGTCAAACCGAAATTTTTAAGGTACAAAAAAAGCCCTTAAATTATAGAAATTTAAGAGCTTTTTGCTTTAATTTTGTCGGAGATTAATTTTGAGCGAACACTGTCTATATTTTGCAAGAAATCTAGCGATAACAATGTTTCTGTTTTATCAACTACGTCGTATATTTCAAATAATTTAAACACAATGGAATAATCTTTACCTAAGTAATTACCACCCATTGGGTCCCAGTTGTCTGATAGTATTCCGTATATAACAAAGCATTGTTGAACTAAATCTGGAAAGTCAGAAAGTTCAGTTGGGATTTCTGATTCTATAGGTTCTTGCTTTAGCATTTCACACATTTCAAAGTATGTATCTTTGGTCATGTGTACATCACTATTTTGTAGGTAGTAACGTATGCTTTCTTTTAGTTCAGTTATTTGCTCATGGAAAAGTTTCCCAGATCTGTGACCTGTTCACTAATAAACGAATCAAAGTTTGAAGAATTCTTCATTAAATACAAAGCGTTTTCTTCCGAATATTCAAGTTCCGTTTCTGGATCTTGACCAGTTAAATCTACTGGAGCTAATTGCTCAAGGTATTTGAGTTTTAAACCATCCCAACCTTTTAGGCTGGCTTTGACATATAGTTCTAAGAATAAGTCATCATTCAGTTCTTCGACTGGTTGACGATTTTTGAAACTAGTTTTTGTTGATTTTTTGCGGATAGCTTGTAGCGTTTCGCGCGACAAGAACGCAACCTGTACCTTGAAATCAGGCATTCCAGGATATTCAACTTCTAGGGCTTTACTGGGAACTAACAGTGTTTTGAGAGATAAAGACATGATTACCTTTAGTAATTATTATTTTATAAGGACAGAAAAAGTGGAGCAGGAGATCAACCCTGCTCCGTAAAAACTACTTAATTATTAAGCAGCATTAGTTGTGTAGTAACGAACTTCGAATTCATTAGCAGCACCGATATCAAAAGCACTGCTTGCAGAACCTTGAGCGGTAAAGTTAATTGTTGTAGAAATAACCTGTTCAGTTGAAACTGAAGGGATTGTTAGTACAGAAGCTGGCATCTCGAACTCAACACGAGTAGCACTAGCAGCGCCGCCCATTTCTAGTTGAATGTAGAAAGCTGGGTCAACATCGGTAGTAGAACCTGCTAACATGTCGGCCAATAGACCGGCTGTATTACTTGCACCTGCGCGTAAGTAAGCATTAATTGTTCCACTTACAGAGCGAGTACCTGTAAAGTATGTGAACGGACGATTAACAACACCTAAGTTAGCTGGAGTTAAGTACGTTAAGTTATTAGCGATTGATAATGAACCACCCGTTAGTGCAACTGTGTATGTATCACCAGTACCGTCAATTCCAGCGGTAACTGTTAGAGTTGATAGTTTGTTAGCGATATAAGCTGCAGTAGTGTTCTTGCCTTTGGCAACACCAGTTAAACCGCCACCGAAAGTAACTGTAGCACCACTTGTAGCTGTTAGACCACTTAACTGACGAAGAATAGCACCTTTACCGGCCCATGCAATCATAGAGATAGCATCTAAACCGAAATCAACAGTTGCTGTGTCTAGAGCACAGTTATCGATAACGTATGAAACGCCGTCAATAACAATAATCATACCAAATTTTTGTAACTGGTGAGACTGTGAGTTTGTGGCTACCACAGTAGCTGCAGTTGTACTTTCTGTCCAGGCGGCTCCTGCGCTACCAACAGCAACAGTACCTAGTAGTGCATTCCATAATACGCCTTCTTCGGCAGTAATATTTACACCACCATCAGCAGGGCGAATATACGTTGAGAACGAGAAATCTACTGGCTCAAGAGCAGTGTTGAAACTACGTTGACCACGAACTGGTGCTGCACCGGCTTCGTTTAAGGTAACTGTTTCAGCAGTTGTATTTTGTGAAAAACTGAATCCATCCAGTACTTGGATTTCACGAGTATTAGTAGTTGTAAAATCAGCGGACGCTACAACACCAGTTTCAGCATTTACGTTAGTCGTGAAGAAAACACGACTATTACGAATTAAATTAAATGACATATTTCATTTCCTTTTTAGTTTGATACTGTAGTATCTTAACTAGATATTTATCTGTTGACGATACTTTAGTACGATTGCTTACATTATTGCATAACGCACTTGTAAGTTTATTTCACCGACTGCATATGGGGCTAGTAAGCCTTCATCAGTAGTGATTGACTGAACTAGAATTTCTGTTGTTTCGTAACCGCGAGTAGTATCGTATACTAGTACGCGATTTTTATCAACACAGTGCTCTATATCCTCAAGCAATAGTTCTAGCTGTTCTTGGCCGTCTTCGCCTTGGCAATATACTTTAATACTAATACCTAGGAATCCCCAAGTAAAGTCTGCCGGTAAATATTCTCGCATTTCCGAGCCAGGAGTTAAGAATACGCTGGGGAAGTCCTCGACTTCATCCCAGAACTTTAACTTAGCGTATGCATTAGTATATAGATTTGTATTATATCCTGTAGCTACACTAATTAATTTTATTTTTTCTGTTAAGGCTTTTACAATAGATGTTCTACGACTCATAATGCGATTGCTCTCATTCTATTACCAACCTGCGTTGCTGCAATTTCACGAATTGAGCTGCCTATTAGTAATTTAGGGTCTCGTGAACGTGGACTACTTTGACGACCGCCTTCTGAAAAGGTTGCGTAAGGGTTCTTCATGTAACTATAAAAAGCTGTAATCATTCCAGCTCGGGACTCTGTAATAGACTCTACTCTCGCCGATGCCGCAAGGCGGCCAGTGCGGTAGTTTAAAACGCCCCGTCTACTACCATCCCCCATATTAGCACTTATTACATCTTGTAATTGGCTATTAATTAATATCTGCAGAGCAGTTAAATTAAATGTTTCTGGTGTAGGCTTTTTGAATTTTGGTACGGCTTTAACCGACTGTTTTAGTTTTTTAACTTGAGCCAGTTCTTTTTTGATCTGTGTGTTAATAGCTTTAGTATCAATTTTAGCTGATTTAGACTCTGCTATTTTTATGTTTGGCGAAGTATACTGTTTGTCAGAAACTCTTTTACCTTTAATCGTATCTACAACAGCTGCCTGTATAAGATCTAACATAGAAGGCGAGCCTTTAGTACCTATTAGCTTTTCTACATTATCTTCCATTAATTTACGAATACGTTGCTCAGCTTCGCCTTCAGTAAATTTAATACCTTTACTAGTAAAAGTAACTGCGCCTGGATTTAAGTATTTACGTATAGCTTTTGATAGTGTAGCTTGTGCCCGTCCGGCGGCTACGTTTTCTTCTATCAATTGCATTTCTACTAAGTAACTACTAGTACGTTTTTTGTACTTTGCATATAAACCATACTTAGCTGTTTTAAGATTAGAAGTAGCTAAGTCTTCTTCTTCTAGTTGTTTTTCTAAATCAGTTAAGAACCCTACTAATAAGTTTTTTGCTTCTTCAGTTAAAGTACTATTTGCTGCCAAAGACTTTTTAGTTTGTGTTAGCTTTTTAGGAAAGATCCCAAATACGTGTCCTTTTTGAAAAAAGCTACTTATCTTTATTTCTGGATCTCTTGTTCGTGCATCTGCTAATACGTCTTCGAATCCAGTATCTAGAATAGTACTTATATTATCAGTACTTATTCGTGGATAGTACAAGGCTTTACCTTCTACGTACGGTTCACTTATAGATCTAGCGCTGACGTTTCTTCCGTATTTGGCTTTAGCCAATTTAGCAAAAACTTTAGTAACTTGCTCTGGATTAGCTTGCGCTCCAGAAAGCTTTTCAATTATGTCTGATACTGTTTTTGTAGTAATATAAAAAGAGTTAAACTCTTTTCCAGATTCTTTTTTACGTATATCTTTTGCAGACATTTTTAAAATATTATCTGTACTCAGTCTCTGAAACCATGCTTTTAAGGCGTTTGATTTTAAAGCAGTACTAAACTCTTGAATGCTCATGTATAGTCCGATACATAAAGATCTAACACTCGTTTGATATGTGCTGGAAGATTAGTATTCATGATGTACTCTAGCTGAACACTTCCACCACCGCCGGGTGTCTTTTGATTGTGAACAGCGCCGTCATTTTTACGGTAGTATGTTAGTAGATCCATTACGGCTAGTGCTAAGTCTTGTGGTACGTCATCGTAACCTGCATAGTATACTGCACGATAACCATTTAGTTGCTCAACAAATCCTAAAGAGCTTAACGATACAACAGTATCTTTTTGCTGTACCCAGTCTGTGAACTTTGTTAGTTCAGTGTATGTTTGTCCATAGTCAGCGCTGTACTCTACACGTAAAATGTTTACAACTGGAGTTTCTGATAAGATAAACTTATTGAAACCACCGTCAAATATTTCGTTTTTTGCACCGTCCATGAAGTCCACGAATGTTCTGCGGCAGTAGTTTTTTACAAACTCTGAAACTCGTGGAATAAGAACATCAATTTCTGAATCATAATTAGTACTTTTGATTCCGGCATATGTCTTATATTCTGTTTTTGTAATTAAATTTAATGACATATTAACCTCTCTTGTTTTGTAAATGCACCATATACATTTACAAAACAAGACCCCGAAGGGTCTTGTTAAATATCACTTAAAGATTAAGCAACGTAACGTAGAGCTGAAACACCAGCACCTAGGTTAGTAGTAACTTGAGTCATACCAGTGCGTAGGCTAGCTACCATGACACGACGTTGTGTTTCTACTAGGTCTTGTGTGTCAACACGTAGACCACGCTGATTACCAACTAAGAAGTTACCTGGGTTGAAACAGATAGCACCAACTGCCGTGTCTGCTTTATCAGCAAACTCACCGCTTACGATAACTGGTGTGTTACCGATAGCACCGATTTGACCAGTTAGTAGAGTAGCTTGTTGGCCAACTTTGTCTACAGTTAGGAAACTTGCGTCTTCTAGTAGGTCAAAGTAGTTTTCTGTGCTTACGATGTAGATAAGTTCAGCTGGGTCAAGACCCCATGTACCTAGATCACGACGTAGAAGCTGTAGCTTGGCAACAGTCATCTTGTCTGCAGCAGAAATATCTAAAGTTACAGAGCTAACTGCATCGTATGCTGCTAGACCTTTAACTGGATCGCTACCGGAGCCTGCACCACGTAGCATAGCACGGTCAACAGCGCGAGCAACACGACGAATCATAGCATCACGTATAACAGGCATAATTGCTAGTAGAGCGTCTTCTTCTTCTTCGTAAGCAACGTACTCGTTAGTAGCTACTTTGTATGCATTTAGAGTAATCTCTTTTAGTGCATGAGTAGCGTTACTACCAGCGGAGTCCGCACTACCGAAGGCTGTGTTAGCCATCCAAGTAGCAACACCGGCTTCTGGATTTACTGGAATAGTCATTACGTTGGTTTGCATTGCGATACCACGTAGGTTAGGCGCAACAACTAAACGACGACGTACTTCGTTTTCCATGTTTAGGCTAACTTCTAATTCCCAGGTAGCTGACGGAACGTGAGCACCGTATTTTTGTACCATTTCACGACCATACTTGGAACCTTCTAGGCCCTTGCCAGTCATTTTAGCTAGTAAAACAGCTTTTTCTTTGTCTGCGTAAGACATTTCGTTAGACTTACCGTCTTGGAATTGCATACGTGACTTTGTAATTGCTTCTAGCTCTACGGACTTCTCTTTTAAGGAAGCTTCTAGACCTGCAACAACAGATTTTGTTTCTTCAGCCTGAGCAGCGAAACGCTTCTCAACTTCAGCCATAAGGGCTTCAGCACCGGTAGTAGATGGTGTTGCTAGAGCAACAGCAGCTTTAATACGGCTTTGTAGTTCAGCTTCTGCTTTGTCGGCAGTTGCTTTATCACTAGCAGCTTTTTCTTGAGCAGCTAGTAAGGATTTTGTGGCTTGTTCAGCGGCTTTAGTAGCAGCGTCGGCCAACATTTGTTCTAATTGTTTTGGATCCATTTTCCATTCCTCGGTAATTTCGCTGTTTACATCGCTGGAGGCTTCTAGCCCATTAGCTGAGTCGCTTTTGCTTGCAAACTGCATTTTAAAAGATTTAAATTCTTCGGCCGTATCAAACGCCTTAGAAAGACTAAATAGTGTATTTTGATTTGCTGGTACAGACACAATTGATATTTCGTGTAGTTCCAGTTCTTTTACAACAAACAGCTCTAAGGCTGAATTATATTCCGCATCAACGATGCGAAAACCAATGCTAAAGGCGGTTAGCACGCCGTCTTTTACAAGATTGAAGACGTCTTCAGCTGCAGCAGATACTCGGGCTTTTACATACAGTCCTTTTTCGTCTACTCTGTGATCAGTCATTCTACCTACAGGCTCATCGTGTTGATGGTATGCAAGAATTACTGGATTTTTCAAGTAATTTTGAATACCGGCTTCCCACACACTTGCAGGAACGATATCGCCATGTCTGTCAACGTCATTTGTTGATGCGTAACCTTCAATGGTTACGGAATCAATTTTTCCGTCAGCAGTAGGTAGAGGTTCACTCTTTGTAAAAGAACTGTTAATAAACAGGACTTTACTTTTATCTACCATAATACCCCTTTGTGTTATTCCTTAGCGGAGGCGGGTCGTCCCCCTGTACTAGGATTTGCGGCTGATCCTGCAATGTTTGCAGGAATTCGTAAATCATCGTTACCAGTTTTTGACTCGTAACGTAATTCTATGCGCGCTTCATTTGGTGAAATAATCCCAGCATTAACTAATGTTGAGTGGTAAGCGGCAATGTCTTTTAATTCAGGCTGTAGTGCCGATACGGAGCTAGTAATAGCTTCAACGTCGTAACCGAAATATCTTTCGATGGCACTAATAAACTTGCGATTAATTGGTAGTACTGTTTCTAAGTAGAACAATCGTAAGTTCGGGGAAATATTGGCATTGTTACCACCTTCTAGTAAGATAGGCGGAACACCAATAGCTCGTATAATTTTTTCATCGTGAGTTTTGATTGACTGATCAAAATCCATGTCTTTGAAACTGGTTTGTGCTAATTGCTGTGGCTTTAGTCCCGAGTCTAAGATAACGGGCCTTTTTCCACCAGCTTTCGAACTATAACGCTGCAACCAGTAAGCAATTGTTTTTTCTTTGGCAACTTGTGACAATGTATTTTCGGTAGTTAATACTAAACCAAAGATTGCACCGTTATCAAAGAAGTTTTCTTGAAACTGCTGCATTGAATACAAGATATTTATGCTGCGTTCTGCTGACTGTAGTCGTGATGCGCCGCGATAAATTGATTCTGAACTAATATCGCGAAAATAAAACACTTCGGTTTCTTTGAAGTCTACCGCACCGTTGTAACGATAGCCGCGAATAAATGTTTTTGAATCTGTTAAGATTTCTACATTTGCAGCCGGTAGGTGATACATAAAAGTACCATCAAAATGCACAAATGCGTTGCCTTCGAGTATGTAGTCTGTGAAGACTGAAGAACGAAAGTCTTGTGCCGACTGATACGGATTAGGCCTGAAGTTTAATAAAGTATTAAGCGTTTTTTGACGAATGCCTGTGGCAACTCCATCATGTGCTTTGTCTTTGATATCGTAGTCAAGTGATGCACACGCCGATACTAGCATACTAACTGGTCGGTTAATAGACTCTAGTTTCTTGAATGCTTGAGTATAACTTAGTTTGGCGCTGGTACCAATGTGGTCGCCTTCGCCTTCTGCAATTCGTGTTTGCGCTGGATTCAGCTTTGTGCGAATCCAGTCTTGTGATTTTATAATCCAACTCATTTTGTTCCCTAGGTAAACTCTGAGAAAAACGAGCCAAAACTTTGTTGAGGAATGCTAGATCCACCAGTTAAATATTTTTCGCGCTGTATCCCGATCCAACGGGCCTGCTTAGCTTCGCTACCAGGTTTAGGTGCTTTTCCATAAACACTATGTAGCGCAACATGATGCTTGTTACATAGGGTGTAAACTTGCTCATATAACTCGTGATGATGTTCTTGAATAAACTCGTCTCTTACTGCTAAAATACCTTCGTCGGAAGATATATCATAGCCTTTTCGTTCAGCCCACGTTTCCAAAAGTATTGTTACTGAGTGTAAGTGATGCAATTCTAAATCTTCAGTCTTGTCACAGACAAAACACTCAGATTTCTTTTCATAGGCTGCTTTAGCCTTATCGCGTACCCATTTTACTGGAATACGGTTGTTTGTGTTTTTAGCCATTTTTAATGTATAGCTTTCAATATACTAGTATTATATACTATAGGCACCAAAAAGTCAATACCTAAATTTTCACAACAGCTTGTAACTCTGACTTGCTTTATTGTGTTATTTCGGGTATAATTGAATTTTTAGGACAAATATGGATTCTGGAATATACCAAATAACTTTTCCGAACGGGTACTTTTACCTAGGAAAATCTGAAACAATATCACAGCGATGGAAAACACACCAAAAGAACTTTATCCAAAACACGCATACTAAAAAGATGCAAGCTGCTTACAACGAGTTTGGTGAGCCTGAGTACAAAGTTTTACTAAGAGTACACGCAGAGCATGTGGGCATTTTTGAATCAGTGTTTATTAATCGTGCTTGGGGTCCGGGTATTTTAAATACTACTAAGCCCAAACCTCTGGACACCGAAACTGCGGAAGCGTATTTAGATGCGTACGATAATATTGTGTTTAACAATACGTCGTGTATGTTGTATTCAACTCTAGAACACGTAACAAAACTCAAAGAGACTCACCTAGAGCTAACAGAGGCTAACGCAAGAATCAAGTCTTTAACAACTCAAGGATTTGTGCTACCCGATGAAGCACTTGATGCCATGGATGATTTAAAAGCTATTTGTTTAAAGCAAAACACAGAGCTACTACGACTAGCTAATCTCAGTGTGTATGACAGAATGTTTAATTACAGTGTATACGTGTAAAGCGCATAACGGATAGCATCAGCCATGTGAGAGTAGTCGTCATGCTTTGGACGCTCGCGCTGTAAACCCTCTTTGGTATCCCAACGATACTGGTCAAACACAGCTAAGGCATGTGTACAGTGTGGCGCTACTTTTATGCGGTTTTGAGCTACTAAAGTTTGAGTATACGCAATACCAGGTAAGACGTCTTTTTTAGCTTTAGTAGTTGCTAGGTCGTAGGTGTACGCTAAGTCCGACGCAAACTGTGCAGCAGCCGAGTCAATAAAGATTGTTTCGACGCCGTGTTTGGCACAAAGCTCATGAAATACTTTAGCATGTTCGGCTGTGGTTGTTTCATTTTTTAAGTACTCGTCTACAATCCAAAACACATCCGACTCGAAATCGTAGATAATTATTACAAATGCAGTATAATCTCTGTAGCCAGGGTCACAGCCAGCAATGGCTTCACCACGTAAACCTTCCGGAGGTTCACAAATGTCAGACACAGCTAGTGAGTAAATTTGACCCTCAAACACTGTAAACGACGCTAAATACTCTTGTTCGAATTCAGCGCGTGACATGCTACGGCGGGCTTCCGACACATCGGATTCTGACATACGAGTGTTTTCAGTATAGTCAGCCTGCATTGAAACCCACTCTGGAAAGTTGTTATCAAATCCACGATCCCAGAATTGAGAGAACCAGTTGTTGCGACCACGAGGTGTGGAAATAAATATGGCTTTGGCAGTGGGTTTGTCCAGGGTAGGTCTTAACGCAACGTTAAATGCCGCCTCACCGTCTTCGCCTAATGCGGCCTCGTCGAATATGATTAGGTCGTAGCTACGACCAACACACGAGTCTACTGTGGATAACGAACCCATGCGAATAGTCGAGCCGTTTGATAGCTCAATAATTTTATCCTTTAAGTTATCGCGTGTGACTTCGAGATCAAAGTGCTTGATTAGTTTACGTTGTAGTTCAAAACTAATACCCGATAAGTTGTAGTTCGGCGACATGATTAGTACATTAGACCCAGGTACTAGTGAAACCAACTGCCCAACAACATTGGCGATATAAGTTTTGCCGAGTCTGCGAGCTAGTGCAGCGCAGACGAATCGGTATTTAGGGTCGTTGACAGCATTAATTAAAGCGATTTGGGGTCGGTTGATAGTATCGTAGATGCCTAGCAACTTAAGATAATTTGTGATCGGTAATTTAATAAATCTTTTGCTGGCGTCAAACTCCTCAATTACATCACAGTTGACATCCGGACGTGAAATAGTTAACATTAAACACCGTCTCCAGAGATAAGTCGAGAAATTAAACTCGAGTACTTCGACCCGTCTAGTCCCTCGTTGATTTGTACGTTGACTTGTTTTGATGGTGCTGTACCGGCCCGGAGCTTTTCCAGCTGAATTTCACGGTCTAGTAAGTCCATTGACATTTTATGACTTAGTGAGAGTAATTCCGAAATATCCTTGGTTGACCCAGCTTGAGCTTCTTCGAGTTCAGTGAACTTTTGCTTGATTAAGGCGTCCATGGCCTTGCGCATTAAAAAGCGGTTATTGTAGCCGGTGTCCATAAACACTGCATCTACATACGCCTTGACTTCGCGACGTTTTAAGATCTCGGTGACAACTTCCACACTTAAATCCAGTTCATCCGCAACTTTACGTGGATCGTTGAGCTGCAGGTAGCAATTGGCTACTTCTAGGGATTCCGGTGCAATTTGTATGGTTTCTGCGGGTAGGTTTTGGGTCATAGATTAATCCTGTTTTGGTGATTATATCATGGGTGGTGTTATTGTGCAAGTGTGATTTTTTTGTGGGGTTTGGGTAAGTTGATGCATGGTTGTGTGTGGTTGTGGTGGTGGTTAATGCGTGGGTCGGAACTAAGTTTGTTGAGATTTTCTTTAAATAGGCCCATTGTGGCTACACCGTCTGTTACTGTAGTTTAGGGTCGGTTACGGCACCGAAAGTTTTGTTGAGATTTTCTTTAAATAGGCCGCGTGTGGGTGGGTCCATAGGCTTGTATGAAACCTATAGTCTACTAACCGCCCTAGTCTTGTGAACCAAGGTATACATAGGGTAAACACCTAGTAAATAATTGTAGACAACCTATAAATTTTGGGTATAATGGATTCATGACAACGAAAGACACTATGACAATATCTCTGCTGACCTCTTGCCTTGCCCGTTCACTCATCGAGCGTGAGCTGGACTGCTACAAATCTAACATGCGTCGCAAATGCTATGACCATGACGTTAGCGTCAAGGCTGACGTTGCTCAGATCATTGAGAACTTAGAATTTGCTCTTGATGAAATCGAAGCTATCCGGTCTGAAAAAATCTCTAACCTGTGATATAATTGCATCATGAACACACTCACTCTCTCTTTCCAAGACTTGAACATCAAGCCCCAAGACTTCAACGCCCAGACCTTTTCAATGGCACGCGCTGAGATCATCAATAAAGCCTGCGACACTATCATGCATTTTTATTTCACTGATGAGGATGAAATGGAATGCTTGTTTAATGTTGCTGATGCCCATGTTGACATGGTGTTGCAAACTGTTACAATTAAAACTGCTGCTTACGATACACACTAACATGATTAATTTTCTTTTCAAAGAGCGTATTGAAGTAGGTACATACGGGTTTACCTCTTATCGTGTAATATATTTCTTTATTTTTCCCGGTATGCCTATCGCTTTTGTTGCTTATCTATTTGTTGTGGGCTGTATCGGTGTAGGTTGTAAATAATTAAAGGGTTGACATGGTGTTGCAAACTGTTACAATTGAGACTTCAGCTTACGCTACACATTAACATGATTACATTACGCGAAATCATCGAGGCGGTTATTCTTGCCGCACTTATTGCTTCTCCCTTTATTGTTTACTTTTGGAACATGAAACCATGAAATACATTTATCTTGAAGGTGCATATGGTCGCACATATGACAACGGTTGGCAGGCTGAGGCTGATTGGCTAGCGGGTAAGGACTTTAAGATTGTGGATGGCCCTTACTGTAGCATCCGTGATGCTGAGGCCCTTAAAGAATTGGGTATGATCTGGTTTATGACTAGAGCAATGGACGAATTAGCAATGTAAACTTTTGTTTTCAAATGCAAACCATTGTAATACTTTGGTTTGCGGCCGCGCCGATTATACCATGTATAATCGCCCCGTGTCAAGGGGTTTTCTCACTTATTTTATAGGTGTTTACCCCTAGAAAATAGTTGTTGACGCTAGGCTAAATCGCGGTATAATAGACTCATGAACACACAATACACTACTAAACAAATCGCAGAATTCATGGCCTTTGCTACTCGCCATGAGTTGCGCTTTAACAACACTACAGAATTTAATTCTGCTATTCGTCAATTCTTTATGGTATAATTGATTTATCAAAACGAAAGGCTCTTATGAGTTTACTGTGCAACCGGATGCACAATTTAATCCGGTATGTTTCCCCTTAACTTTTTAGGATTTCCCCATGACTACAAAAACCGTGAATTACACCCCTGAGCAAACCTTGAAAATGGTTGCTGACTATCAATCCGGTGTAACTGTTGAATCTATTGCTGAGGCATTGGGTAAAACTGTTCGCTCTGTTGTTGCTAAACTTTCGCGTGAGAAAGTTTATCAAGCCAAGACTTATAAAACTAAATCCGGTGATGCGGTAGTTAAAAAAGATGAGTTTGCCGATTATATCGCGCAAGCTCTTAGCCTGAGCGAGAATGATGCGGAATCACTCACCAAAGCTAATAAGACTGCACTCGCTAAGATTGTGGATTTTATCAAGGCTGAGAAAATGTAAGCACTGCAAGGGCGCAAGCCCTTGCTTTTATATTAATTAAAAGGATTAAAAATGTCTACTCTGTCTTTATTGTTGGTTTTTGTTGGGTTTCTTGTTATTGTTGCGTTTAAGATGTGGCTTGTAACAAAAACTGGCAAATAAACTTTTGTTTGCAATGAAAACCACTGTAATACTTTGGTTTTCAAACGCGCCAATTATACCATGTATAATTGGGCCATGTCAAGGGTTTTTGCATTTATTTATTTATGTTGTATTTTTGCACTGACGCGGTTTTTCTGTAAAAATTGGGTATAATCTATACATGAACACAAAATACACTCTCAAAGATGCTGAAAAGCTGGTTTCTTGGCTTGGCACTGTGACTTCAATTGTAGGCGCTTTTATGGTTGCTTCGCAAGTTATCTTTTTTGGATATATTGCTTTTATCGTGGGTTCTGTATCATGGTTAATTGTCGGAATTACTAAAAAAGACAAGCCGCTGATTGTATTAAATGGAACTTTCTTTTTGGCTAACTTATTGGGTTTATATAATGTTCTTTGAGATTATTAAATTTGTGTTTTATACTCCACTGGTGGCACTGGTGGCTTTGATTACTTTTATACTGGAATAATATGACTAATAAAACTTTTCTTGAGAATCTGCAAACTGAATTGTGGGATATGTACAAAGATGTTAATAATCAGCGGCCGCGTCATTGGACATTGGAACAATGGGATTCTATTGAGTTTTTAGAAACTCAGCGCGAGTTACTGCTTAATATATTAAATGCAAAAACATTTAATAACTGGACTGTTATAGAATCATGATTAAATCCGCTACTGTTAGATTATTCGAGAATATCCTGCGAGATGAATTCAAACTAAAATCTACAATACATATTAATAAATGTCGAGTTATTCGTTATGATGGTGATTCTTGTTTTGGTGATTATCGAGGTGAATCTATTGGTCGTGGTAAATTCATGCACAAAATCAGAATTGCCACTAGTGAAGTGAAATCAGATACTGATTTATTTGCTACTCTCGCGCATGAATATGTTCATGCTTGGCAAATGGAAAAACTGTTCGATTTAAACCATGATACTAAATCAGGGTTTACAAATTGGAAAAATTATTTCAAAACATATTATCAAATTGATATTGAATCTATGCAGCCGGACTGAATACTTTTGTTTTCAGCCCCAAACAAAACTAATACTTTTGTTTGCGCCAAATTATACCATATAATTTGCGTTTGTGTCAAGGATTTTTTACTAGGGGTTTTCACCTATGTTGTATTTTTGCACGGATGGTTTTTTGTGCGGTTTTTGGGTATAATCTACTCATACACTATGAAAGGCTTTCAAAATGGCAAAAATTTCCCGCGTTAGTATTTATGATATGGACGGTACAATTGTTTGCAGTATGCATCGATACAAAACTATTATTGATAATAATGGCGAAAGAATTGATTTGCAATATTGGCGCGAAAATGAGTATCGCGCAATGGATGATGAATTATTGCCATTGGCTGAACAATATAGGGCTGATTTGAATGATGAAAACTGTTATGTTATTATTGCTACTGCCCGTGTTTTGCATACCGCTGATAATACATTTATTGCTGACATACTCGGCGAGCCTGATTATATTATTTCCCGCGCTGACGGCGATACTAGCTCAGGCGGTAAATTGAAAATTGCGGGTTTGGCTAAGTTTTTTAATCTAGTTACTTTTCGTGATGCAGAGTTTACATTTTATGAGGATAATACTACATACTTGAAAGCGGTTTGTGACCGATTCAATATTCGTGGGGTATATGTTCCTTCAAAGCAAGGCCATTAAATGTTATACTATATCCAGCTTTTTATTTTAAGTTATCTATTAGGCGGGTTTATTGGATTTATTTTTAGTTATTGAAAAATAAATTCAAAAAATAATAACCCTTCGGGGTTATTTAATAAAATTATATATATATGGATAAAATAGGCTGGATTGGTTCTTTATTGTTGGCATTATGTGCCGTACCGCAAGCAATAGAATCATATAAAACAAAATCATCGGCGGGTTTAACATGGGGATTTATTTCCATGTGGTTTGTGGGCGAGATTTGCACTTTTATTTATATTATACCTAAAATGGATTTTCCCTTATTAGTTAACTATGGCGCAAATATTTGTTTCTTGACAGTTATTATATATTATAAAATTAATCCGAAAAAACCCCTGTAATACTTTGGTTTGCGAACAAAAGTACTTTGTAGTACTTTTGGCGCCAAAATTATACCATATAATTTTGGCCCCTGTCAAGCGGTATTTGCGTTTATTTTCTAGGTGTTTACACCTAAAACTTTTGTTTTCAAAAGCCCGAGCAAACGAATACCTTTGTTTGCGCCAAAATTATACCACACCCTGTAGAGTTTGTCTATAGGGGTTTACACCTATGTTGTATTTTTGCACACTTAACTTTTTCGCTGATTTATTGGTATAATAAACGCATGGACAAAAAAGCACTATTAAAGCACATCAGGCTTGAAACTGTAATGATTTGGGATTCACTTTGTGAATTGTATACTCCTTTGGTTCACTATAATGAACCCAAGATAGAACTAAATCCTTACACTTGGCGCACTGCGGGAAGCTGTTTTCAAACTGAAAATGTAATTCAATTGGGTTACAAATTTTTCAAAGCTAAAACAGAATACTTCAATTATATGATAGATGTAATTTTGCCGCATGAAATTATTCATCAGGCTGATTTTAATTTATTCGGAGAATCAGAAAAAATTTGCGGTCATGGTGAAAATTGGCAAAAAATCATGTTAGAATATGGGCTTGATGCTGACCCGTATCACACAATGAAGATTTCTAGAAAATAATTCGGGCATTTTGCTCAATATGCGAATTCCGGCATTATCCGGTAATAAGGTTTTATAATGGCTAAAAAACAATTCTTTTGTATTCTTGATACTGAAACTACTATTAATGATACTGTGGCGGATTTTGCCATGATTATCGTTGACCGCGAGGGTATTATTCATAATCAATGCGCGGTATTAGTTGCCGGTCATTATAATAACTTTGAGTTATTCCATGATAAAGCCGCGAATGATATTTGGGGTTATGAGGGTTTGAATAAACGCAAATTTAATTATATTAATATGCTTGATTCTGGTACTCGCGTTCTCGCGTCAGTTAATGCAATTAATAAATGGATTAATCAAGCCATTGGTAAATATAACCCACAATTGACGGCATATAATCTGGCATTTGATAAATCAAAATGCCTTAATACTGGTATTGATTTGTCGGGTTTTAATTCTGAATTTTGTTTGTGGCAAGCTGCCGTGGGTAATATCTGCAATAAAAAACAATATCGTCAGTTTGCCTTAGATAATCACGCATTTAATAAAGTTACTGGTGCGGGTAATATGACTTTTCAAACTAATGCTGAGATTGTATGCGGTTTTATTAATGGTGAATTTATTAAAGAGCCACATACTGCCCTAGAAGATGCGCGAGATTTTGAATTGCCTATTCTCAAAGCTATTATTAAAAAGCGAGATTGGAAAGATAATATCAAGCCTTATAACTGGCGCGACTTTCAAACTAAAGATTGGTTTGCCGCTAAATAAATAATAACCCTTCGGGGTTATTATTAATAATTTATGAAATCACTTTATATTATAGCCCTAGTTTTGCACTTACTAGATGATAAGCGTCTAGATACTGTGGCAGATACTAGATTTACTTACTTTGATACTACGATTGGCGCATTATATGATTAAACAAGTTTATTATATGCTTTTGATTCTCATTATTGAGATTCTAGTATATCAGAGTATTATTAGGTGATGTAATACTTGAGTTTGCAAACAAAAGTACGATGTAGTACTTTTGTTTGCGCCAATATTATAACATATAATATTGGGCCGTGTCAAGCATTATTTGCTAGGTGTTTTCCCTTAGAACCTTGGTTCTCAAGGTCTGGCGCAAACGAATACCTTTGTTTGCGCCAAAATTATACCACACGGCGCGCAGGCTGTCAATAGGGGTTTGCCCCTATGTTGTATTTTCACACAAATAAAAAATAACTTGTTTTTGCTGGGTTTTTCCCTTATAATAGACTCATGGCAGGCAATAGGGCAGGCCAGAAAAAAGGAAAATTTATGACTAGCAAAACTGTCAATTATACCCCAGAGCAAACCCTGAAAATGGTTTCCGATTATCAATCCGGTGCGACTGTGGAAACCATCGCTGAAAACATGGGCAAAACTGTCCGTTCGGTTGTGGCGAAATTGTCACGCGAAAAAGTTTATGTGGCAAAATCTTATGTAACCAAAACGGGCGCACCCGTGGTTAAAAAAGACGCGCACGCTGACGCAATCGCGGCAATTTTGGGCCTGAGCGAAGCCGAAGCCGATTCACTGACAAAAGCGAATAAAACCGCACTAGAGAAAATTTTCTCTGCGCTGGCGAATTCTCGCCCAATCTGACACAATAGGGCGAAAGCCCTATTATCTGAATATTATCTAAGTAAATTCCCCGAACTTGCGGAAAATGTTTAATTACAAATTACTGTCTTTATTAGGGAAAAACCTTTAATATTCAGATAATAGGATTTTTATTATGATTAAAGCTGGACGAATTACTTTCAAGTAAGATTTAATATAGATATTGTAAGGATAGTATAATGGAATATATCGGCTGGATTGGCTCAATACTATTTGCAGCCTGTGGAATACCACAGGCTTATGAATCATATAATAAGGGTAATTCAAATGGCCTTACTTGGGCGTTTCTATTAATGTGGTTTTTTGGTGAGGTTTTAACCTTAATTTATATTATCCCCAAACTAGATTATCCGCTATTATTTAATTACTCTTGTAATCTAATATGTCTGCTTATTATCTTGAGATATAAAATTAAGCCGCGATAATATATAATAACCCGCTTCGGCGGGTTTTATACTATGTAATACTTGAGTTTTCAACTCGAAACGAAAAGTAGTACTTTCGTTTGCGCCAAAATTATACCATAATTTTGGCATCGGTGTCAAGGATTATTTGCTAGGTGTTTACACTTATGTTGTTTTTACGCACTTGGCACGATTCTTGCGCCAGAAAAACCTGGCACGATTCTTGCTTATAATTAAAAATGCATAATTTATAATTATCCAGACGCGAATGATTGTCGTTTACAAATGCAAATGATTCGTATTTGCACCCTGGATGCGAATGAGTCGTATTACCGCGATTTAGGGTCATGTAGTACTTTTGGGCTATATCAGCACTGGTTTTTAGAACTTTAGTACTACAAAAGTGTGCTGCGCCAGTGGAAAACCTTGCGCCAGTGGAAAAACTCAGAGGTTTCCTGCGCCAGTGGCCCGTCAAGTGCAAAATCTTGCATGTGGGTTACGCGCCCATTATATAGTGGAAAACCTTGCGTGTCAAGTAAAAAATTTCTTTATTGAACAAAGTGTTGGAGTTTTGTATAATTGTTTTATCAACAGGAGAGAACCACACATGACAGACGCCGAATTTTTCGCACAAATCCAAGAAGACTACTTCCACGAATTTGTGGGAACCGAACTCCGAGAAATTTTCGTGTGTACCGATGCACACGATGAAATTTTTGAATTTGACGATGTTCCCTTCTAATGATATAATAATATCTTAAACAGCGCAGAAACCAACTAAAGGACATATGATGACTAAAGAAATCAAACAAAACTACACCCCAGCCCAAACCCTGGATCTCGTTAACCGCTACAAGGCGGGCGAGGCCGTTGAGACCATCGCAGAAGCCCTGGGCAAGACTACTCGCTCAGTGGTTGCCAAACTTTCACGCGAAGGCGTGTACCAGGCCAAGACTGCGACTAAGGGTCAGGCCCGAGTCAAAAAATCTGAGCTGGTTGACCAACTTGCACACCTCTGTGGTGTTGCTCCAGAAATGTTTGACTCACTGGAGAAAGCCAACCACGACGTTCTCGAAGCACTGGTTGCAAAAATTGCTTAACCTTAGGGTCAAGAAATTTTATCTTGATTTAGAATACAAAAACTAGTATAATAGTTATATAAACAGTCGGGAAGGCAAGAGGGCTAGGGAGCCATTGCCGTTTGATTACCCTCGGCCACAGCCACTAACCAGTTACTATAAGTACTTATATCTGTGCGACACGAGTGGGCGTCAACGACTGTTTTTATTTACTTGATTGTATAGTTTGTTTACTGTATAATAGATTTATTGGGTGACAGCGGAAACGGGATTTATCTGTTATGCGTCTTAATTGTGGGGAATACGTTCCGAGCCACAGCCCTTAGCTTCTAGAATTGATTGTTTTGGCTAGGCATAGCTTTACAACCTGACACATATACTTGCACGCATGGCTACCTCGGCCGAGGTTTTAAACGCGCTTCTTGCAAGGTACTAAGATCAGCGCGTATTCGCAAAGCAATCAATTCTAGGTGTTATGAACCCAGATTTCGATCTGGATAACAACTTAATAATAACCGAAGTCTAGTTATTACCTAGTCTATTATGGGTACCTTCTGAAGATGGCTTGACCCTAAACTAACGCAAAATGTATCCGGTATGCAAACCGTTGTTAGTTTTAAATAAGCCGAAACCCTCATCACACGGCAGCCTTACGCGATGTATTCCCATATGTCCAAGGCAGCAGTTGAGGGTCAAGGTGTAGGACTTTAGCCAAGCCTGTTAGCACTGGTGAAAGAACACCTAAAAATACAGCTATCTGCCAAACCAAGGCTCTGGCCGGCCCCAGGAATGTAGACAAGCGGGATTTGTGAACCCGGCATCGGCTAATCGCTGTTGCGCAAACACGCCAACCGACTCTACTAGCGACCTTAATCCGTAACCACAGAGGAAACCTGCACGGATGGTACTAGACAACCATTAAAAAATCTCGAGATTCAACTGCCCGCACGGACTTGCTCCCGTAGCGGGCTTTTGTTTGTGTTTAATTTTACACTTAAAAATATTGTGGTGCTGCGCCAAATTATAAGTGGTTAGGCAATTTAACGCAAGTGGATTTTTTAACATCTGACCCTAAGCCGAGCTTGCAACACACGCAAAAAAGCCGTATATCGTTACAGATATACGGCTTTTGCGCTTTTAAGTTAAATTAAATGCAATTAAGTCGATTTACGTTGCTTTAGGGTCAGATAGCGCAGTGCTAATCATAACCAAGACGTTTTTGTTGACTTTTTCTAGCGATTCCAGCAATTCTAGGTCGCAGTCTAGTAATTCAGCAATTTGCTCTATGTGCTCCGACTTTTTCACCGGAATTTCACCACGTTTGTTAACATAAGTCTTTTTCTGGTACACACCAACGGAGCTTAGCTTAGCAATCACCGATCGCTCTGGCACGTCCAGCTCCTTAGCTATAACCAAAACTGGCACCTTGTTGGTGTACAGCTCGATTATACGGTCAGTAATTTCTTTGGTATAACGCATTTTAAACTGCCTCCGCTAGCCAAGGCAGATTACAAGGGGCATTGTCCGACCCTAAGTCAGTGCCTGCAACGTACTCGTGACGAAAAATAGCTCCCTGCACTAGTGGGTTTGGCATCAAGTCCCAGTCATTGGGTTCCAAGACCATGTACTCAGTGCGTAAGCTAGGGTTAGCTACCCAAATCTGCGTTAACATAGTGCCCACAAGTTTCGGCGCTTTGCCTAGCTCTGTGTTTTGCATTCCTCGCAAACACCAAGCAGTGGTTGGTGATTGTTTGGTTCCGGCTCGTAGTCCCGATTTAATTGTTAGGCCCTGATCTCGTAGCTCTAGTAATCGTTCCGGCCCTAAGCCATAGCAAATTTCGTTGGGTAGTAAATCTAGTTCTAAATGCGACTCGTCCGGCTGCCAGAGCATTGCTTCGAGCAAGTTCTTGTCGATAAGCGGACAACTCTCAGTAATATTCCATCGTGAATAGTTGATGCCTTGGAATTTTTTAGCTCCCATTAAGATTAAAGGAACTAGAGCTGAGTACGATGCAAATTCAGGATTGACCTGAGATTTTACTAAGCTACCCCTTTTAAGCTTTGTAGCTACTCGCCACAAGCCTATGTCGTAGTCTGTGACGATGTTGTGTCTGGCAGTGGCTGCACAGTCTACTAAGTTATCTTTGAATACTAGTCTCCACGAACCAAAATAACTACCAATCTGTGGCAGCATCCATGAATTGTAAGTGGTTAAGTGATGGGTTTTAGCTAGGTCTTCTAGCTGTGAGTCGTTTAAGCGGGCGTATAGCTCGAACGGAAAGTCAGTGATGTTGTTTGATTTTAGTTTTAACATGAATAACATTAGCTTCTCAGTAGCTAAAATAACTGTGGGGTTATTGGCAAAATAGCGGAAAATTCCACAAAAACCTTAATTTGCGGAATAGTTGTCAAAAATACAATAGTTTAATAAATAAAAATATAGAACTCCTCGATAAGCGGCTAGAGATTGCGGAAATTACCAAAACCTACAGTAAACGATCTATATCAGGGGCCCTCGCTCCTGCCGTCCCGTCCCATATAGATCTTACTGTAATTTTAAATTTCACAATCTCTTAGTTTGTTGATGTTGTTCAATAACTAAATTATAGCACACATTTTTCCAGAATACAAGTGTGTTTTTAGTTGTGCATAAGATTTTCATGACACAGAGTTTCAGTTTGAGGATTTCAGCAACTCAATTGTTTTATTTCTAATACTGCTGTGACTTAGGGTCAGGTCGATGTATTCTAGTGATTCTAAGGTTGCAATGATTGCAAGGAAATCTTCGAGTTCTGTGACAAACTCTTGGTGATTAGTAGTTGTTCGTTCAGGGTGAGTATTATTATCCCCAAATCGCCTAATCTTCGAAACTGCTTGGATAACCTCAGCGGCTTCTTCTTGTAGTTTGGCGGTTAGATATTCTATTTTATTCTGCATCTATGAACTCCAGGAATTTAAAAAGTGTGAGTGTTGTAGGGTCGTAGGTAATATTGTTGATTACGAACGCCATGTTGCGAGTTCCGTTGTCGGTTTCGTACATCCACCACATTAGCCAGGTAAATAGTTCTTCGCCGAGTAATTCAGCGACTAGTTTAGTATACGCAGACTTAATGGGCTCTGCGAGTTCAAAGATCTGGTTATCTGACCCTAAAGCTTGGAAGGCCTTACTGACTGCGTCTTCGCCGTGTTGTTGCTGAATCATTGCCATTGAGTAGTCATAAGCAATTTTATGTGTGGGTTTCATTGACTCAGAGTCCATTTTTAGCTTTAACGAGTGCTTCGAGGGCTCTAGCAAACTCCATGTAGCCTTGGTAGTTTTTTAGTAAGTTAGCGATCTCGGAGTCTGTGGGCGAGTTGTAGTTATTTTTGTTCATAGCGGGGTAAGTCAAAGCTTTTGTTGGTAAATAACTCAACTGGCTTCCAGTAGGTGTGTAGCAAGTTGTTGACGAATACCGCAGCTATGATAATTACTGTGGCTGCTAGTGAAAGCAAAATGCTTGCTGCTAAGAATACTGCTGCTTGTTCCATTAGATACAATCCTTTAAGAAATCTTGTGTAATGTCTTGCCAGTGATGCTCTTGATCACCAAACCGCGTTCTCGTGGTTCTAAGTCGTTGCAAGACTAGCTTGTTGTTCCAGGTACTGCGAAACTGAAAGTAGTTCATCTGCCCATTGCCTCCGGATATAGTTGCCAACCCAAGTCACTGTTAGCTTTTTCAAGCTCAGCGACCTTAAATCTCAGTACAACAACTTCTTCAAGAAGTTGATCTAAACAAGGATTATTACCGAATTGTTCGTGTACTGCAATACGAATAGCTAGTTTTTGTCGTAAATTTAGTTGCATGGTTTAAAGCTCAACATAAGCCTCGTTGAGTTGTAGATCAAATACCTCAAGCTGTTGTTCATCGTCTTCAAACACTTGGGTGAGATAAGGCACGACTTCGTCAAAAAGCCTGTAAGTACTGGGGTCTCGCCACAGTACTTGTGGGTTTAGTGTTGGGTTAACCAGTGTTCTGATGTGTTCAAGACGCTGGATTAGTTGATTTAGTTGCATATTAGCTTTTGGGGTGTTGGACGTTGCAAAGTACTTGTAGTGCTGCAAACTCGCCAAAGGTTAACTGAAAGTTTCTGTTAGCAACGGCAACATCCCAGCCTTCACCATTCGCCCACTCCGTAACCTCGATGATTTCGTATGGCTTGGCCAGGTGGCAGTAGTTGTTTAGATCAGTGTGTACGCACTTGCGTGTTGAGAAGTTCATGTTATTTCCTTTTTAATAAAACTATTATAACCCAAAAACACCAAAGCCACAAGTGCAGTTATGCAAATGTGGCTTAGAATTGTTGTGTTTTAGCAACATTGTGTTTACCAGGCTTCTGAACCCGTAACTTCCATTGTAAACTTACCAGCAACATCATTTACAATAACGTCAATGGTTAAGGTAATAGTGCTGCCAATACCGCTGGTACTATCTATACTAAGTAAAAACGCGTCGTGGTCTGGAAACTTGTTCATAAGCTCCAGCATTGTTTCGGCATCTTGTTTGAGAATATAGCTCATGGTTTTTTACTTGTTGGAAAAGGCCACGTAGCTTGCATACAAGTACAGTTTCTGCCTTGATTGCATTGCTGCGTACAAGGGCTAGGAAACGGTGGAGTCTGCAATAGTTTTAATAGTTTAGCGATCAGTCCCATAGTGCCTCGTAGTATTTACCAAATAAACGGAATCCGTTAGAGATTTTGGCTTGCTGTACAGCCATTGCTGCGTAATCACAAACATAAGTATCTTTTGGGCCTGCAGTCATTTCGTAACTAACTGGATCGCCTTTAGCGTCCAGTTGTTCACTAGGCTTCCAAACAATGTCGTGTGTACCACTGTGGTACTGATCTTGCCAAGTGTCATCCACTTTGCAAGCAAAAGCAAAGATCATTTGATCAAGCACCCAGTCCCAACGTTTGAAGTGGTTGTCGTCCGTATCCCACTCAGACTCTTTTTTGGGTGCACTAGTAGATTTTAGCTCATCTGGAACGTCCTCGTCTGACACACAGGGAGCACCGTGTTTAGTTGCTTGTAACTGCTTAAGCATTGGTAACACGATCATGGCTAGTGTAGAGTCCATGCCCCAAGTATCGTAAGCATCAATACACACATACTCTTGACGAGTACGTCGAGCCTCAATCCACTGGCAGGCTCTGGTAAGTAGGGTATCACTACCGTCTTTTTTCTCTGCAAGCCATGTGCCAAACTCATGTACTCTGGCATCCTCGTGCTTGTCTAACCACCACAGTAGTGCTTCAGCAATCTGGTACGGCCCTACCCAGTTTTTATACGGGCCAATTATTACTTTCATTTAAATAGTTCCTGTTGTGTATAAACATAGCCATGCAAGTTCTCACGAGCACGATCATAGACTTCGCTTGGAGTTAGTAACTCTGGGTCTAGACCCTCAGTTGCGCAAGCATAGGCAAGTAGTGTATTGTTGACGTCAGTCCACATTGCTTCGGCTCCAGCTTTGTAACACTCTCGCATCCAGTAGTCACGGTTTTCTTTGTTCATGGGATTGCCATAACTAAACACCATACTACGATTGCTGCCCATTTCTGGATAGGTGTCTTCAAAAAACCATTGAATAAATTCACGGTCTAGACTAAATTGTTTGTTTCTCATAATTTAATAAATATGCTGGTAATATTGTAAAGGATAGCTATTAAAATCAATAGCCAAAAACTGAAAAATAGTGTGATTGCGGAATAGATTAAAGACTTAACCACAAACACTAATGTTTTGTCTAGTGGGTTCATTCTTCAACTCCGAATGTGTTCATCAAAAGGCTAGCAGCCTCATCACCATTTTCTAATCCCTTGTAGCAAATGCTGGAACATTCCAGCACAATCAACTCGGCAAACTTTTCAATCATCTCTGGACTCATACTGTACCAATCTGCCTTGTTCCAGTTGTCAGTGACCCCAGCTTGTTTTAAAAGTTCTTGAATTCGTGAATTCATTAGTACGGCCCTTCATTGTGGTCACAGGCAATAGTAATATCTGGAAAAAAGTTTTGAACAACTCGTACTACATCGGCATCTGTGCCATGCTTTTGTGCATTACGAAATGCAATACGCAAGTCGCTTAACAAGTTGTGATACTCTGGTGCATTTAAATACATTCGTGCTTCTGAAGCCGACTCACAAGAAATTTTAAGTTCAAGCATATTTGTTCAGTTGTTTGAGTAGTGAAAGGTCAGTTACAGGCTGGTAGTTTGACTTGGCAAACGGCACAATACAGTGTTTGTGTGCACGAGCACGAAGCTCGCCACAGTCCAAACAAAAATGAAACCCAAGGCTCCAACGAGCCTTGGCAACTTCCTGACCACAAGCACGGCAATAAAACATAACAATCCCCTTAAATCAATAATTAATTATAAAGGATTTCAACACACAAATCAAATTAATTTTTTCGCATTGCTTTGATTAGGCTAGTTGTTAGACTACGGATTGCCTTCTGATAGCCTTGGATTGCTCCACGCTGCCCAGGCAACCACTCAGGTCGTAGCATTAGGGCAAGTTCTTCGTCTCGAGTAACCAAAATAGTTTTTATTTGTCCGTTTCGCCAATGAAGTTTTTCACAGTAAATAGTCACAGTATCTGGCATATCAACGCTGCCAACTGGAACTTTACCTACTTGATTAACTTCAAACTGTAATGGGCGTAACACAGCTACCCTAACAGCACCTTCTTTTTCCATTTGTTCTAGCAGCCAAAGAGGTAAGTCTAGTATAGTAATTGGCTCTAGGTCTTCTGTGTATAAGACTATATTCATAGTTTCTTTCTAAGTGACCAACTACCATCGCCTTGGTCTAACCATTTTAGTGTATCACCAATTTGCCAGTCTAGTTCATCTAGTAATTCTTGTGGAAGCGGTAATATAAGGTCATCACCATCTTCTTCTAAGATAGCTGTAAAAGTAGTATTCATATTAAGCCTTGCTATCTGGGCGAATTATATAAGTTATTGTTGGTATTTTACTACCTAGTGGAATAGCTAAAGCATAGCCTTCTGATAGTAAGTGTATTATCTGCCATTCTTTATCATGTGCAGTAACAGTTTTACCAAAATTCAATGGGTTAAAAAGTTCTTGCATCATATTACCACCGAGCCTCATTTGCGATAAGTTTACGAAACTGAATCCAGCCGCGTAAGTTACCTGACCATAAATCGCTGTTGGCTGAAACGTGTGAGACACCTGGTTCCCAAGTTTCTGGCTCAAATCTACACATAGACTCCACATTCATTGGTGAGGCTTGATGCTCAACCGGAGATGCGTGAGCTGGCTCAGATTCAATTAGTTGCTGATAAATCTTTAAGGCCTTTTCATAGCTATCGTCCGATTTACGATACGACACTTGAGCACAACAGCTAGAGCTGATAACAAGCGCTTCTTGCGCTGTGATATAATTATCTTTACTATCAACATAGTGCAAAACACCGCTACGGCTATCACGGTAAACATGAACATAAGGGACATGCCATTCTCCTGGGTTTAGTAGTTGCGGCTGACTAGCTGTATAAGCTAGGCGCATTTTATTAGCTAGTACAGCAATTTCCGGCTGTGCATCGGCATGGTCTCGCAACCAAAAGAAATTTGCCCATTCAGTTCCTGAAATTACAGTTTTCATCAACATCCAAGGCTCTGTGATGCGATTAGTAATTTGTTTATGCAATTCTAGGGCATTAAGGTCTAAGGCAAAACTAATTGCGCTATCTCGGGCAGCGTTCCAAGTTCTACGAGCCCTTTCCTGGTCCAAGTCATCTAGTTCAACTTTGGCTTTCATACCCGGCTGGTTTTTACCCCAGTACACTGGAGTAGCGGTATTATGCTTGATATGATTTAACATTGCCGTTACAGGAATTGCCCGAGAACTTGCTGAGTTCTTAGACAACATACGATGAGTATTGAGTTCAGCTAAGATAAACCTAGGATACTCGATTTCCATAGTAACCATACGATTATTTTCTGCGTCAATACTATCAGCAATAATTTTAGCAGTAATCAAATCTTTGGGGTTCATTTAGTAATACTTTTGTAATTGTTAGTGGTAAAAGGCCGGTGCCTTGAGGAGAAAACAATGCACGATATTCATGAGTCCGATCTTGATAGACCTCAATCCAAAGCGCACATTTTGCAGCAAATTTATATTCGTAGTCGATAAGTAAACACGAATCACGAATCTCTTGATAACCTTTATTGCCCAAAACAATACTCCTCTAAATAGTTTTTAACTTCGTCTTCAGGAACATCTTTGGGGCAGCGATTACCAAAGCCTCGGTTAGGCCCGTTCCACCAGCGGGTAGCTAGCTCTTCGGTACCCACCAAGGATAGTAACAACATATTTAAGTACGGGTCGTTCATACAACAATAGTCTTGTATGCATCAAAGCCAACACCGTCGTTTACAGCAGTGTAGTAGCCATGAGGATTAGCAACAACACGGGTGTCACCAAGCACAATGTCGGTAGCGTCGTGTGTATGTCCAAACATCCAAGTAGTATCAGACATATTGCTGATATAATCGCCCAAGTTATTAGCAAAGTAGTCATTGATTAAGTCCGGGCCACGAAAGCGTTCGGCAATGCACTCACGCGCTGGTAAAAAGTGTGTGACAACAACAGTTTTTTGTTGTGGTTTACGATTTTCGTATTGATCTTTAATATACGCAACGTGGTCGCAGTAAGTACGGACGCATCTATTAACATCAAAGTTTTTAATTACTCTGAAGTCATTGATGCCGCGCTTAGCTGCTGACTGACTAAAAGGATTATCAGCAAAGTTAGTCCATAGCGTACCGCCTACAAACAACACACCATCAATCTCAACACTTCCAGGATTCAAAAAATGCACACCCTCAACCTCGGCACACTTAGCAGTCATTTTAGTATTAAAATCGTCATAGTCGCCACCGTAATACTCGTGATTACCTGCAACAAAAATGATTTGTGGAAAGCCCAAGTCTTTAAAGAACTTAATAACTCTCATGGTGTTGGTACTACCAGACGCAATATCTCCGGCCAATACCAGCACATCTTCGCCACGATAAGTGCTCATGGCGTGTGTAGTATAAGGTAACCGAAACTCGGTATGTAGATCGCTGAGTAGTCTGATTTTCATTTTATTTCTCGTGTTAAGCCTTTATTATATCACTTAAAGCTACGGCCCACAAGTCTAAAATAGTCTTTGTGAGCCGTAAAAGTAGTTTAAGAATAGAATATGTGGTTGCCGATTTTAGCAATTATTTGCTTTTTGTGACTCCACTTAGGATTTACTTGTTTAGTATGAAAGTAAAGTGCTTTGAAGTTAGATACAGTGATTTTTCTTGCTAGTATAGCATCTGCAATCTTTAAGCTACTTTGCCAAGCTTTCATATCTTGTATAGGTTTTAGTGGTTCGTCAGTCCAGGAAAACTGTTTGTCTGCGTACACAACTCCACACACAGTAGGGTGGAAGTCACGAGATTTAACTCGGTTTAGTGTGACTTGTGCTACTGCAATTTGACCCTCAAGTGGTTCACCTCGGGCCTCGTGGTAGATGTTTTGTGCTAGACAAACCAAGTCTTTTTTATTTACCTTGATTGGGTTTTCCCGAGCTAAGGTACTAGGGGATACGTAAGAAGCCCACAGTAGTGCTGTGAGTATTACGCTTATTTTGAATGTTTTCATTTAGCATCTCTATGATACACTCAAATGCTCTAGATTCTAAGTCTGTGCCTATATTATGGTCCAACTTCTCCGCTAGTTGTTGGAGCAGTAACAGTCTGTCTAAGTAGTTCATATTCTTGAATTAAGTTATTCAGTTGTTGCTGTAGGTTAAGATTAGTCTGAGACACTGAGTCAATTTGTTGATGTAGGCGCTCGATAACCCGCGCTGCTTTTATTGATAGCGAAGTAGGTGGGTTATTTACCTGAAAAGGCTCACCAACTCCATTATTTACTACATAGCTTTCGCCATGCTTAAGTCGTTGAACAAGCCAATTAATATCCATATATATTGTAAAATTTTTAAAGGAACCTTCATTATATCTCAAATAGCTCAACACCACAAGTCAAAATTTTATAAACTCTGCGCCAACGAATAAAAATTTTAGTATTGACTTTGGGTGGTGTTTGGGTTATAATTAACGATCTAGCACACATGGGTATTATTAAATGACTTTTAGCGAATATATGGCAACCTTGGCTGTTAAACAGTATCTTATATATTGTAAACAAAATAACTTAAAGCCAGAATTTGATGTTGAAGTACCCAAACCAAAACTATGTGCACTAGTACTACCTAAAACAAAAACCTAAATAAATAATGCCTAAAATAGAAGAAATAACCACGCAACTAGAACATATTACAGTATTTGGAACTAGACCTATTGATAACGTCTCCATTCCGCCAGAAACTATGGTAGCAATACAAAAACAGCTAGGCACTGCACTAAAGTTTGACACAGATAAACTTCCACTACACTTACTGAGTACTGAAGCCATGAACCAAACAGCCGCAGTGTTGGCATTTGGTGCAGAAAAGTACGCAGCCCACAACTGGCGTAATGGCTTTGCATGGAGCCGACCCTTAAGCGCAGCAATGCGACATATCACAGCATTTAATGATGGTGAAGATACCGACCCTGAAAGTGGTTTATCACACCTAGCACATGCAGCTTGCTGCATTATGTTCCTTTTAGAATTTGAAAAGACCCATCCTCACCTAGATGACCGATACAAACCCAATTTACCGAAAACTAGTAACTAATTTAAAAAATACTAGAAAAACCCTGTTTCAAGCCTGCAAAGAAGCAGACGTTGACCTAGAAGACGTAGACGATACACAACTAGATAAAGTCATCAAACAGTGTACTCACTGCGATATTTGGGGTACTCAACATAAACCAGACTTAGATGATAACCCTATCTGTGGCGTTTGTTTACGCATTGTAGGCGCATAAATTTACATTTGACACATGGTGTATAATTTGATATAATTAGTGCTTAAATACAAATATAACTACTATGTTCAATCAAACTATTAATCGTGTTGGCTTTGCATGTAAAATTCAAGAATCAGAATCTAAAGTCGATCCTAAACTGAATATCAAAGGCACAACCATTACTTGGCTTAATGCCCAGACTCGTGACCGTGCAGTTGAACGACTCTGGGACTTAATGCGCGGTAATATTACTGCACTAAGTAACCAAGTAGACTATATAGGCAAATTGCCTGCAAATCAGCGTATGTTTCGTATTAGCTCAGATGTATTGACTGCATACACACATGATTCATGGATGTGGTTTTACTTTGAACCAGATGTTGTGGCTTTTTTAGAATCGAACTTATCAAAAATCGGCGACAAAGCCAGGGCTTTGGACGTTAAATTATCTTTTCACCCTGGACAATTTTGTGTATTAGCATCGGAAACAGATTATGTGGTTGAACGAAGTATTCTTGAGTTTGAGTATCATTGCGACCTCATCAGGTACATGGGCTTTGGTCGAGAGTTTCAAGATTTTAAATGCAATGTTCACATCGGCGGTAGACAAGGTCCTGGAGGAATACGGGCAGCTCTAAAAAAGCTCAGCCCCGAAGCACGCAACGTCTTGACTATTGAAAACGCAGAGTTTACCTGGGGCTTAGACGCGTCACTAGAGTTGATGTTTGACTGTGCCTTAGTCTTGGATATTCATCATCACTGGATTCATACTGGTGAATACATTACCCCGGACTCTGACGACTTCAAAGCTGTGTGTGAATCTTGGCGTGGCGTTAGACCCACAATTCACTATTCAGTATCGCGTGAAGATATACTAGTTGAACATAGTGCCAGTATTCTGCCTGATCTGAGTGCACTTAAAGTCGCTAAATTTACTAGTGCCAAGCTCAGAGCACACTCAGAATACTACTGGAATACGGCTGCAAATAATTGGGCCTTGACTTTTAGTCCTCATGCTGATATAATGTGTGAATCAAAACAAAAAAACTTGGCATCACAGCAACTAATTGATATGCTATGAGCCCAGACGAACAAAAAAGATTTAATCAGTGTATGGAGTATGTAAAGGCTATTCAAAAAAAGAATACTTCAGCACACTTTACTGGTTTACTAATGGGAATAATTTGCAGAATTGCAATACATAATTATGACCTTTTTGCAGAACTAAAACAACGAAGCCAAACAAAATGAACGAAAATTTTAATATCGGTTTTGCCGAAGGTACAAAAAATGCCGCTATCTTTAAAACTAACGCTCCGTATTCCAACCCTTATCAAGGTACTCATCCTCGCTGGCTTTTTGTGTGCAGTGCTGGTCTCTTGCGGAGTCCAACCGGTGCCGCTTTAGCCATTGAGCACGGCATAAATGCCCGTAGTTGTGGTAGTAATTTTAACTACGCGCTAATTCCTTGTAGTGCTAATCTCATTAATTGGGCTGAGAAAATCATTTTTGTTAACGAAGATAATCTACATCAGCTAGAAGATAATTATGTGGGTATGTTCGACCTGCTAAAGCAAATCGAAGACAAGGCAATTGTTTTAGAAATCGAAGACGATCACGAGTACATGGCTCCGGAACTTGTTCGAATGTTTAATACTCAGTTGTTTAAGCCTTATGGCCCAGTAACTATGTAATATCCGGCCGTTCGTATAATGGATAATACAGCAATCTTCTAAGTTGTGAATATGGGTTCGATTCCTGTACGGCCGACCAGTTAAATTACAAACTTGATTGTTTGCTTAAATCAGATTATAATATAGTCTGATTTGGAGAAATAATATGAACGCATACACACCAGACCGTTGGGTCGTCTTAAAAATTATAACTCCCAAAGAAACTATTCGCAAAGTATTTGCTGGATGGTATGGTGGTTATGCTGGCAGCGATTTGTGGAAACTTAATTCAGGAATCACTGATATTCGTGAACAAGATGACTTGTTTGAGTTTGATGGTTATTCGGGCAGTACTTACTTCTGCCACCGTAATAGCTACGGCATGAGCGGCTATATGCACAGCGTGCTGACTTCATGGCTTAACCAAGCTGAAACACGGGGTGATGTTCAGATTGATATAATTGATCTTGCGGATATTGTCGTTGTGTGATATAATATAGGCTAATTAGGAGATATTATGGCAGGCTATTCACGAGAGTTTTTGATTGATGCGTATCTTAGCAGGTACTTGAAAGTTACAGGAAATCTTCCAGCACTGCGTAATATGACTGAGCAGCACTATGACAGAGTTGGCAAGGACAGTTTCCGTGTGTCTGCCTCGCTAGATGCTGATGCCCTCAAAAAATTTAAACTTGATTCCGGACGCAAATCGTAGTATAATTAATGTTCTTTCAGAGATTATGGCGTGGCCAGCGGAGAATAACGATCACTTCGGTGTAAAAATCGGCTCTCGTCGTAGTAACATAGTTTTTGAGAGACCTTTTTAGTATAATAAATACTTGGTTTGATTGATATGAAGATGACGGGCATAGTCAAGAGTCTCATTTTTAATCAAATCCATTTTAGAAGCATATTACTCGCAGGACTGCCGAATCGGTCTGTGACCCCCAGTCGTAACTAAGCGTGAGAACTTACGGGGTGCGATTCTCATAATGTGTTTCTAAAATGGAAGTATGGCTGAGAGGCTGAAGGCGGGGGACTGTAAATCCTCTCTGTAAAAAGCGCGGTGGTTCGAATCCATCTGCTTCCACCAATCAACCCAGGGATGGGAAGACCAGATCAGACCAACAGTATCTAGGCCTAGAGCCAAGAATTCTACTGCGGTGGCGTAACAACTGACTGAACTAGGCTGTCGCCTTGACCTAGTTCCCATATATTAGTACTCTGTAACTCAAGAGGCAGAGAGTCGATGTTTAAATTGATTGCGTGTAGGTTTCGAGTACCTACCAGAGTACTAATATATGGGTCGGTAGATTAACATGGTTAAATCACTGAAGTCGACATACAACACACTTGAGCAAATATATTGACCCTGGGGCCCCGCAAAGGTACATTCAATTGCCGTTCAACCTGAGTTCGAATACATGGTATCGTGTTGTATAATTTAAGGAAGCAGGTTCAAGTCCTGCCTGACCCACCATATTTAAGCACAGTACTTCACTGATAAGGAAGACTGGTCGGCTGTATTCAACTGGCTAGTACTGTGCTTAATTATGGTTGCAGCAGACAGGGGTCTAGAACTCTGAATCGACTAGGAATAGGTTTGTAACCACCGGCAAGTTCCGACCGGCAATCATAACTAATAAAGGATGTTTATGCGTATTTTCACAAAAGTAGATAATAAATTGATTGTTTATGAAACCAATACTGATGATGTTGCGGTCGCAATTCAGCTAGTAAAAGACGAATTGGGTACAGCTCACAAAACTCCAGTTCTTGCATTAGTAAAGTATTAAGAAAGTTATCTGAGTGTATTGTCAAAGGCAGACGGCCGGGTTTGGAACCTGGAGGTTGGGATCTCGGAATTCCCCACTCAGACCATTTTAGTTTGTATATTGCTAGATTCCGATTTAGTTACGGAGCTTTACGTACTTGAGACGCATTAGTCCTAGGAAACTAATGTGGTATGGTATGAATTCTGGAATAGGTCTGTGTCATGAACAGAGTACGCCACGATCACAGCCTTAGCGGGCTGGGTAGTAAACAATATACAAACTAAAATGAATTAAGCGCAAGTGGTGGAATGGTATACACGATGGTCTTAGAAGCCATTGCCGAAAGGATTGAGAGTTCGAGTCTCTCTTTGCGCACCAGATATTAGGGGATGTAGCTCAGCTGGGAGAGCGGCTGCTTTGCAAGCAGTAGGTAGCGGGTTCGAGTCCTGTCATCTCCACCAAGGATTAGTATGAAATACGACTTTATTAAGACTAGTTGGTTTAATGGGGAGTGGTTGTTGTGGAATGACTACTTTTATAATGCCGGTAACAGTTACAGTGCCTACAGACTAGGCCCGATTATTTTAAGAATTTATCATGAAAACACGAAAACCTAGGAATCACGTAGTTATCGCTTTAATCAAGCGTAACGGCAGTGGTTCTCACACAAAAACCCACAAGCAGCTTCGTGGTGAATGGAAGCGCATACTGGACGTATAACTTAGCGGCTAAAGTAACTGGCTTTTAACCAGTAAATCAGAGTTCGATTCTCTGTGCGTCTACCATATAAAAACACACTGCTTAAAAAGGAACGAAAGTTCTGGGCTAGGCCACGGCATCGCAAGGTGGGTAGTGTGTTTCTATATGGTATAGCTCTATAGTTTAATGGTAAAACGGCGGATTTATATCCCGTAAGCAACAGATAATTGGTTCATCTGGGTTCGAGTCCCGGTGGAGCTACCAAACTGGAAGATGTGCTGCAAGGTGCGGCAGGAGTTTGCTAAACTCTCGTTCAGAAATGGGCTGACAGGTTCGATTCCTGTATCTTCCGCCAACAAACAAAGGATTTATATGCCCTGTATGAAATGTGCTAATGGTAAGTGGAAGTATGGTGAAGCTGGCCGTTGCCAGTTTGATACTCTGAAGGCTTGTAAAGCAGCAGCCGCAGCTATTCATGCAAAACCTAAAAAAGAACTAGAAACCAAAGGTATGAATTCTAGTAGTAAGATTCTGGGTAACTCGTTTACTCATGTGATTTTTGATGAACTAAGTTCTTAGGTGTGACTATAGTGTAACGGCCAGCACCCGAGATTGTGATTCTTTTAGTCTGAGTTCGATTCTCAGTAGTCACCCCTAAGAGCTTTCGCCATAGTAGCTCCAATGGTAGAGCAGCGGATTGAAAATCCGTGTGTTACTGGTTCGAGTCCAGTTTATGGTACCATACCTCTCCCTGACTGGCGGAGTATAATGTGATAAGTTGCCAGTCCTAATTCCTGCCCCGTAGCTCAGAGGAAGAGCAATCGGTCGATAACCGATAGGCCGACATTTCGAAATTGTCCGGGGCAACCAATTTAGTCTCTTATACGAGGACTTTAAACTTCGTTAAACACACAACACAGGAGACATTATGTCCACAAAAACCCCTTTCGAACTTCGTGCAGAACTACTTCGTCAAGCACAAAACCTTCTTGAGTCTCAGTATGATGCTCAAATCGACTTTGCAACCAAGGCTTTTTATGCTTTGGTAAAAGAAGGAACTGCAACAGCAGATAACTTCAAGCAGTTTACACCTAAGTTCCCAACAACCGAAGATATTCTTAAGCAAGCTAAAGAATTCTACGCGTTTGTAAATGCTAAGTGAACTAATGCAGCGTGTGCAGGCTATGTTTAAACCGTACACGCTGGAAGACTTCATGAACGATGCAAGTCCTCAAGATCACAAAGACGTTCAAAGACTTGAAAAAATTTGGAACGATTATCAAAGTCGCAAACTTTTCAATAGTTGTTATTAAATATTACGAAGTTTGATGTTTTTTGATACAAAAATAACACCCAAGTAATTACTATAGACGGAGTCCTTTAGGGCTTTAAACAGCATAAATGTCTTCAGTGACAACGAAATGTCACGCCGGAGAGTGTAACCGGCACTAATTATTCGGCCAGAGCTTGTCTCTGGCTTTTTAGTTTTGTAACACAGTGATAGTGTACGGCCTTCATACGGCCTAGGTCAGTAGTTCGAATATACCTAAAATTGCTAAATAAAATATCTCCGTGGTGTAATTGGCAGCACGTTAATCTACAAAATTATTAGTCAAGGTTTGAGTCTATTGGGGCGCTAGTAATCTTTCTTGAAATTATTGCCTTAGAGTGTTATACTTAATTTTTTTAAGTCAATAAAATGAATATATGTTAGCAAATCAGTTAAATATAGAGTTAGTTAAATCATTAGTACAATCAGGTGGTGGGTTGGTGTACAGTAATAGAGGTAAGCCTACTATTTCTTGTATAGATAAACCAATATTTAGATTGGTAGTATCTCGTAATATGACAGATATCATACGAGATACTATGAATAGTGAAAATATCATATATTTATTAATATCTGAAGATACTTTGCAAGGAAAAGAATATTTTCCTGATAAATACTTTGAGAATACTGAATATGTAGGCAGGCCTTACCTATATGGGTTATTCGATTGTTTTACTTTAGTAAAAGATTGGTTTAGCAGAGAAAAAAACGTAAATTTACCTTGGAACTTAGATAGACCTTTTAAATGGTGGGATACTGAAGCCAGTATTTATTTAAAAGAATATACTAAAGTAGGCTTTAGAGATACTACAGAACTAAATCCGGGGTCAGGTTTCTTCTCAAAAATGGGCGGAAGTACCGTGGCCAACCATGCTGGTATATATTTAGGAAATAATACTATTCTTCACCATCCTGCAGGTAGATTTTCCTGTATAGAACCAATCACAGTACCTATATTAAATAGTATAACTAATATAGTAGAGTATAAAGGATATACATGAGATTATTAGTAGGACAAAGAGTACCCTATGATACAACAGGGATACCTAATACAGATTCCCCCACATTAATTAATATGGGAATAGGTGGCGCAGCTATTATACGAAATAATGATAGTACTGTACTCAGTAATGCATTTACCCAAGAAAATTTAGAACAACTTGTATTTAATTCTTATAATTTTGACTATCTTTCTATTAATGAAGTTATTACGGTTAATAATATATATTTACCGGAACGAAATCCACTAATAGTCACAACTGGTGGAAAACGCGGGGGCTCTTTTAAAAAGCCTCATACAGGAATAGCAAAATATTTAGTAAAGTCTTTGCCTGGTAATTACACACCTATTACTTTTGGGTTTTGTATTACTACAGGTAAGGCTTTAAGTACTTCTACTCTATATGCTAATGGAGACTCATTTAGAGTTATTTCTTTAAATTCCTCAACTACAGAAGTTTCTATAAGTGAAGTTTACTATATAGGAAATACCGGATTACCTGCATTAAATTTAAGTTTTTCAATAATGATTTGCGATCAGGGGATTGATAGTTCCCAACTAAATACTAGTGACAAGGCTTTTTATGCAGACCCTAACAGGGTAATATTAGGAAATGGAAAAATAGATTCTACTAGAGATTATATAATAATGAATCCTTCTGGATTTGCCTTTAATATAGCCCCTTCTATTGAAATGAGTCTTACGACCGATGTTGTTTTATTTTATGGTCAAAGACTTACTTCAGCAGCAACTAGGTTACGTACTTATGAAAATGGTAATATAATAACCAGTATACAAAATGCCTACGGTATCTGGCAAAGTGCTAATGGGGGCGATTGGCCTTACATCATAACACCTGGAACAACTGTAGGAATTTCTAGACCATGACATTGTTAATTAATCCAGGTAAAATTTTACTAACAAATAATACTGACGGACGCACTATTTTTAGTACTGATAATCAGATGCCTCATATAGTAGGAAAAGCTTCAGGTACCGTAACATTTACCGGACCTCGAGTATATTACGCTTCTGCGGACACCAGCAATGTAGCTAAGAATGTATTTATAGCAGACTATCAAGCATGGAGTCTTAGTAGTCCTGCATGGAATTTTCCAGGTGCTCGCTTAATTGCATTTATAAAAATAAACTCAGGTGGATATGCTTTTAATACTGATTTTAATAATAAGTGGCTGTGTGTCCAAGGCAGCTTACTTACTAGAGTATGGGGTTCCATAGATCCTAATAGTCAGGCTACTGGCCAGTTCTACGCCCCAACAGGCTTTGGTGGTGGAGAGCTATACACAATATCATTATCTAACGGTAATATATCTATAATTAAAACTGTAGTTGCTGGTAATGCCTTAATCACCAATCCTATTGGTACCGGAATAGATGACTTATTGGGTAGAACTAATAGTTTTTATGAATGGCCCTCTCCACCAATTGCTTCTTTTGCTGCAACTATGCAGTATACTTTCCTAATATATAGGACCTAATGAAAAAAGCTATTATATTTAAACTAGATCTACCTCCTGAGGGTAATACTACTACAGTGCGAGTAAATATAGAGAATAAAATTAATAATTTTACTATAATTGAAGAGGAACTAGAGCTTCCAATTACAGGTAGATTTAGTAATTTTGATAATTATTTACAGTATGCTGTAGAACAACTACTTTTAGACAATGGTTACGATTTATCTACCATACCTAAACCGGAAGGTGAACGAAGTAACCCTCCCCCACATAATTTAATTATTCCTAAACCTGTTAGTATCTAAGAATATATGTTATATAGAATTACAACAACTTATGCCGATAATACTACTAATTCTACTACAGTTGCAGTAGAATTAATAGAACAAACTGGAATTATTAGTAAAATCACTGGTAAAGTACAGTTTAGTATACCTGGAGTCTATGATTATGCCTCCGATATCCTTTATAGAGAAGTGGGTTTAGTTTTAGTGCAAGAAGGCTATAATGTTATAGTGCCCGAACTTACACCTACTACACCACCTACTACACCACCTACATCTTAAAAATATATTGTTTAATAAATTGACTTGTATAGTTGACCCTAAACTGTTATAATTTAATCTAAATCGGAACTATAGCACAGTTGGTAGTGCAGCAGATTCATATTCTGTTGGTCACAAGTTCGAGTCTTGTTAGTTCCACCAATAAAAAAATTGACTTGTTTTGTAAATCAAAACATTGTATAATTGATCTTTCAGCAAAGAGAACGAGTATTCACTGAATAACTTCGATAAATATACTCTTGTTCTCTTTGCTAATTTCATATATAATTGATACTTAAATTAAACGATTTAACTATAGCGACAGATGTACAGTTACTTCATAACTACTTGTACTATGATGTAACGACTCTACTACCGAATTAGTCGCGGTAGTGCAGCAATGCACTTTAATCTAAAGAGGTGGTTTAGGTAAAGCAACCACTTGAATCTAAAACTCCGGAACTGTTTTCGAACATTCTTAGTTAGATCGTTTAATTTAGGTATAGTGATAGAAACAATTACCTCAATGCTAATGAAGTGGTCGTGGGTTCGAGTCCCCCCCGAGGCGAAAGCCAAGGTAGCTCAGTTGGTAGAGCACTAAAATATTTGTTTCGCATAGTTCTTACTTATTAAAAAAGGAAATCCATGTCTTCGATCAATCGCGCTGTGCGTACTCCAGTATTTAATTCTGTGGGTACGCAAGTATCCAAAATTAATGCCGAACGTCAGCTAAAGCGTATTACCCTAGCAGCCATGCTGTGGGAAAAGCAGTTTTATCTTGATGGTAAATCTCACGCTGAATTGGTCAGAGAATTGGTAGCTAAAATTGCTCCTGAAAAGGTCGCTGCTTTAGCTTTGGAAGCCCGTACGAAATTCAAACTTCGTCATGTGCCTCTGCTGCTTGTTCGTGAACTCGCCCGCAGCGGGAAACTACAAGCTACTGCGTTAACTTCGGTTATCCAGCGTCCAGATGAAATGTCTGAGTTCTTGTCAATTTATTGGCAAGAAGGCAAAACAGCGGTATCAAACCAAGTTAAAAAAGGCTTAGCGGCTTGCTTTAATAAGTTCTCTGAATACCAGCTTGCCAAATGGAATAAAAATAGCGCATCTATTAAACTGCGTGATGTAATGTTCCTTAGCCACCCTAAACCGCAATCAGTTGAACAAACTGAACTCTTTAAACGAGTAGCGGCTGACACACTTATTATTCCCGACACATGGGAAACACAGCTCTCAGCTGGTGCAGATAAGTGCGAAACTTTCTCCCGTCTAATGACTGAGAAAAAGTTGGGTGCACTAGCCTTTCTTCGTAACCTTCGCAATATGCGGGACAGTGGTGTGAACACTGATCTGATCCGTAGCTATGCTAGCTCGGTAGATGTTACTAAAGTTCTGCCTTTCCGATACGTGGCTGCCGCCCGCATCGTGCCAGAATTTGAAGATATGCTAGAGTCGATGATGTTCCGTAGCTTGGAATCTCACGACAAAATCCCTGGAAAGACTGTTTTGGTAATCGACGTTAGTGGCTCAATGTTCGGTGCTCCAATCTCACAAAAATCTGATCTAGATCGCTTCGATGCGGCTGCTGCACTTGCTATGTTGTGCCGTGAAGTTTGTGAAGAAGTCGAGATTTATAGCTTTAGTGGAGACGCTGTGCGTGTAGCACCTCGTCGTGGATTTGCTCTCCGCGAAGCAATTTCCGGCTCACAGCAACATGGCGGTACTCAACTGGGTCGTGCCATGGAAACAATCAACAAAGATACTAGCTATACTCGTTGCATTGTGTTTACTGATGAACAAAGCTATGATCGTCCAGACGCTCCGCTTGGTAAAGGCTACGTTGTTAACGTAGCGAGCTACGAGCATGGAGTAAATCATCAGGCTTGGACTGAGGTTAACGGGTTCAGTGAATCTGTAATCGACTATATCCAAGCACTGGAACGGGAAGCCGTTTAAAATACTATTCCACGCTAACGCCGTAGTCAGCCGGCCAAATAAAGTGGTACTCTAAGTAAAGGCTTAGATTTGTATATGGTGCTTATAATCGTTACTTCTTGCTGATAAACGCGATTATTATTTATTCCTATACAAATCTAAGCCTTTATTATTTTAAGGAAAACAATACTATGAACACAGAAGAATACTGGGAATGGATGCGTGAAAATGTCCAATGATGCTGGCAAAGGCGATGCTCGCAGACCCTCAGGTGTATCAGCAGACCAATTTGCTGATAATTGGGATAAAATCTTTAATAAGCAATATAGAGTTCTAGAAGCCTTAGTTGCTGAAAACGAACGCCTAGAACTATACAAAGACTACGATAAAATTACTAGAAATAATACCGAAACGCAAAAAATAAAGCAATAGAACAGTGTCTCTCTGGTGTAATGGCAGCACGTCGGTCTCCAAAACCGTTAGTAAGAGTTCGAGTCTCTTGGGGGATGCCAAATTTTATATTTGACTTTGTAGTTATTGTTTGATATAATTATTGTTCTTTAGTAATATACAATACGACGCTATCATCTATCGGTTAGGATAACGGGTTTTCATCCCGTAAAGCGGAGTTCGATTCTCCGTAGCGTTACCAGATTTTTGCGAGAGTGGTGGAATGGTATACACAAGAGACTTAAAATCTCTCGCCGCAAGGCTTACGGGTTCGAGTCCCGTCTCTCGTACCAGATTTGTCTAGTAAGGAAAGTAAACGGAGGATGGGCAGGTTGGGATGCCTCCTGACTAGATACCTCGCCGGCTAGACGATTTATAAGGGTATAAAGTGTTCATGGACGCACACCACACTGTCACTGTGGAAGAGTGGGGATCGTTACCCCCTATACCCGCCAAGACCTGCCTTAGGTTCGTTTGACGTAAACGGTTATGACAAGGGTTGTTCCTGTCTGGCGTCCGGATGAATAAGACTGTGCCTCGTTAGTGCACGCTGGAGAAAGTAACCAGCACTATTATTTTAGCGTATTGTGTCAGACTTGACGACTATGAATATGCTAAAATAATATTCCGTAGAATCCGAGCTAGGCGCACGGACTTGACTGTTAATCAATGACTAGATAGGTTCGAATCCTATATACGGAGCCATGTTTTAAACTGTAGCGACTTGTAGAGTTACTTCTTTACTGTTAATAAAAACGATTGCGGTTCGATTCCACAAATGCCGCTGGTGCACGGGCAAATCTCTCTACTACTTATTCTCAGTTTATTTATTGTTGGGGTATAGTGAAGTGGTATCACAACAGATTTTGATTCTGTCGTTCTAGGTTCGATTCCTAGTACCTCTGCCAACTACTAGGTCTTTAGTAAAATGAATATTACACAACGCTACGAACGTTGAAGTGGGAGTTTGATTCTCTCAGGACCTACCACATATATCATGCAAAAATTTAATATCCAAGAAGTCAAAGACTTTATCGTTGCTCAATCTGAATCCACTAAGATTTATCTTGGCGCGGATAGCGAACGAATTAAAGTAAATGGCGTATGGCACGCAGACTATACTCTAGCTGTGGTAATACACATTGACGGTAATCACGGATGTAAAATCTTTGGTTCAGTTAGTCGTGAACGAGACTTTGATCAAAAAGTATCTAAGCCAGCAATGCGACTAATGCAAGAAGTATACAAAGTAAGCGATCTATTTCACGAACTAAGCGATGTACTACAAGATCGTCATGTTGAAGTACACTTAGATATTAACCCAAATTTAATGTACGGTTCTAGCTGTGTTGTACAGCAGGCCATTGGTTATATCAAAGGCACTTGTAATGTAGATGCTCAGGTTAAACCTAATGCTTTCGCAGCTAGTTATGCTGCCGATCGTTTAAAGTTTATATTAGCTTAAAATGATAACGCTATATCTAGACGCAGACTTAATAGAACAATGTAAGCAATTAGCTAAACAAAGAAATATTACGCTAAATGAATTAATTGTAGAAGCAATAACCAAACTAATTGAGAAACACAATGTCTGACCGCTTTGACTTAGAACAACATATTATGAAATGCTGGAGTGTAACTGAGGATATTGAAAATCTTTATTATGCCTCAGAAACGATGACAGAAGATGAAATACAAAATTATTTGCTTGGTCTAAAAGCAATTTACGAAGTAAAATTTCAAAAATTGTGGAGTACCTTTGAAGAGTGTACGCATACTCGTCAAATTTAATGTGCGCGTGTGCCGAATGGCTAGGCGTCGGATTGCAAATCCGTATAATGCAGGTTCGAGTCCTGTCGCGCACTCCAGTTTCAGTCAGTTCCTATGTGACTTTAAAAAAGGCTGCGAAAATGTCAACGGTTTAGCTTAAGATCACAGTTGAGAGTTTTGTAGCGGGTGTTCTCCTAAAACACTTGCCCATGCCCTTGTATCCTTAGTGGTAGAGGTCCGGTTTTGTAAGCCGGGTGTGGCAGTTCGATTCTGTCCTGGGGCACCATATTTTAGCACACTACTTGCCACTTAACTCATATATGTGGAGTAGCCGTACGCACACCTTCCACGGGTAATCGGGAGCACCCGACATGGGTAGTGTGCTAAGATATGGTTGTATGAAGCCGATAGAAAAGAGTTTAAGACGCGGGTTCGACTCCCGCCAGCTCCACCAAAAACACATTAAAGCTACTAGTCGCTGTGGGACACGTTCCCTCTTTAAGTGTAGTGTGTTTCTGAGGGGGCTGACCTGGCTTTCGATTAGGCTAAGAGTAAATACGTGGACAACTCGGCAATGCAGAAGCCGCAGGATTGAGGCACAGTGTAGTCGCTATACTCATAGTATAGAAAGACGCTCTACTCGGTCGCAAAAGCAAAACAAAAATAAACGCAAACGATAACACGTACGCTTTAGCAGCCTAAACACTGCTTAGGGTTTTCGTCGGTTCCTTGTAACAGAATACCGACCCTAAATTAATGCAGACTGGATACTATGGCAACTGATAAGCTAGACTTAGGTCTGAACTTTAATAATTCTTTTACCAAGACCACTGCACGTCAGTATGAGTTTTATCTAAGTGGTGAAATTGTAGAAGCAACAGAATATGTAGAGTGGTTTGATACTATTCGTAGTGCACAAGCTAGTGACACAGTAACTATTTATATTAATAGTTGTGGTGGTGATCTTTATACAGCAATCCAATTTTTACGAGTTCTAGCAGAAACTGAAGCAGAAGTAATTTGTTCAGTTGAAGGTGCTTGTATGAGTGCTGCTACTATGATCTTTTTATCAGCCGATACTTTTCAAGTAACCCCACACTCACTATTCATGTTTCACAACTACAGTGCCGGAGTATTTGGCAAAGGTGGTGAAATGTATGACCAGCTACAGTTTGAACGAGCATGGTCAGAAGAATTTTTAAGCGAAGTATACAATAATTTTCTAACAGAAGCTGAAGTCAAAGAAATGTTGCACAACAAAGACATTTGGATGACTTCTGCACAAGTTGTAGACCGCTTAAGTAAGCTGCTAAAAGCAAGAGAAGCTGAAGCACAAGCAAAATAAATATCGCGGGGATTCAGGTGATCGAGAGGTCTCATAAGCCTTCTCTAGGGGTTCGAATCCTTCCCCCGCAACCAAACATGAGTTGAAATAACACTCCGGCAAGTGAAATGCTTGCACCTTGGAAAGTAATGCAGCGGGGCTGGTCCTGCGACTGGCCTTGAAAACCAGGTTCTCTTAATCGGGATGGGGTTCGACTCCTCTGCTTTCCGCCATAAGTAAACATATTAGGTGTTGAATATCACTCTTAATCCGGCTAGCTAGTACTAGCAGCCTAGTGTGTTTTCTTATGGCCATATCTTTTAAAAAATTAAACTCTCCGCTACTAGATATGCAGGACAGTATTACTGTTGGTAAACTAACAGGCTGTCGTGTATGTGACGTAATCGAAGAGCACTACGAATACTTAATCTGGGCGAATAAGCAAGGTATGTTAATGTTTACTAAAATAGTAACAGAAACTATTGCTGAACACGCCGGATACAAAAACAAACAACAACATTACGACGAAGAAGTAGCTCCGTGGCTAGAACCCACAGAACCTACTGTGCCTTTTCTTAGTGAAGACATACCATTTTAATGCGTGCTTAGCTCAGTTGGTAGAGCACTTCGTTGCCAACGAAGATGTCGCAGGTTCGAACCCTGTAGCCCGCACCACTTCTATCTCCGCGCCAAAGTACCGAAATAATGTATAGAGTTTACTACACAGACCCAAACGAAATGCACATTGCACACTGGCAAGATATTGGTGATTTAACTAATGCCTTGCAATGCTGTGAGTACCTTCGTAAGTGTAATATGAGCTATGTTACTATGGTTTCGGACTATCATGACATGGTTGGTAAACCCGGTGTAAAAGCTGCCGGAGTGGAATGCATTCCACAAATGCTTAACTAATACCGCGGGGTTCGTATAGTGGTAATACCTTAGCCTTCCAAGCTAAAGCGAGGAGTTCGATTCTCCTACCCCGCTCCACGCATCCTTAGCTCAGTGGTAGAGCGTCTCGTTTACACCGAGAGGGTCGGCAGTTCGAAACTGTCAGGATGTACCAAAATTCAAAACTTGACACAAATCCCTGAATCTAGTATAATAATTACTATTCGGGGATTTTCTACTTATGCCAAACATATTTTTTGCCTCAGACCATCATTTTCATCATAAAAACATCTTGACGTTTAAAGATCAGGATCAAACACCGCTACGCGTGTTTGATGACGTAGACCACATGAATGAACATATGGTCTGTTGTCACAATAACGTGGTAAAACCTACCGACAAAGTATACTTCTTAGGTGACGTTTCCATGAGTCGTAATGCCAAGGGCTTAGAGATTCTTAGGCGTATGAATGGCGAAAAGATTCTAATCAAAGGTAATCACGATCTTTGCAGTCTTGGCCAGTACCTAACCTACTTTAAAGATGTACGTGGGTCACACCAGTTTGATGGTATGATCTTAACACATATCCCTATCCACCCAGAGTCACTAGCTCGGTGGGGCGTAAATGTACACGGACACTTACATAATAATACAGTAATGATTCGTGGCTTTGCTGGTAAACCCGTCGAACCTGATTCTAGATACTTTAATGTATCTATGGAACGAATTAATTATACACCTATTTCACTGGAAGAAGTAAAAAAACGATGTCAATAACACTACAAAATCTAGAGTCTGCTCTAGCCGGAGAGTCAATGGCTTTTACAAAGTATATGTACTTTGCTAAAATTGCACGAGAGTCTGGCTTTGATGATGTTGCAGAGCACTTTGAGCTTACCGCGCAACAAGAACTTAAACACGCCTGGGGTCACCTAGAATTGCTAATTGGCCGCCCTGATGTACCGGAGTGCTTGGCAATGGCTATTGCTGGCGAGACTTATGAATACACAGAAATGTATCCACTTTTTGAAGCTAAAGCACTTCGTGAAGGCAACTACGAAGCCGCACAAGAAGCTAAACTTCAAGCCGAAGACTCACACGACCACGCGCTAGCATTTATTGCAGTACTAAACAAAGCACAAAAACGCTTTGCAGCACTCAAGCGAGTAGAAAAACGCCACGCAGAAGCCTATCAACAAGTACTGGACAACCTATAATGACTACTAAAACTTATATTTGTATTGTTTGTGGACATATTCATGACGACGAAACCGAAGGTGCTTGGGATACTCTTGATGATGAGTTTGAGTGTCCTGAGTGTGGCTGTGGTAAAGAAGACTATGATGCATTTGAGTAATGGAGTCTCCATGTATTCAAAAGTGCACACTTGACCCTAAATCGGAATACTGCATTAGTTGTAAACGAACTATAGACCAGATAATGAACTGGAAACGCTATAGTACTGAACAACGAAAACAAATAATGGATAATCTGCGCTGATAGCTTAATGGTAAAGCAGTGAACTCATAATTCATTGAGTCTAGGTTCAATTCCTAGTCAGCGCACCACTTAACCCACCGTCAAGGTGGGTTTTTTGTTTGCAGAAATATTCACTTGAAATCGCTACTACTTTTTGTTATAATAATTCTTTAACACAACAACTTAACTTTAAACTCAATATGAAAATTAATTTTGCTCAAGTTTCAAATCACGACGTCGATATGTTTGGAGAAGACAATTTGTTTGGCCCTAACGAACAAGGTGACTTTTTTTACAACTATGTAGAATACGGCACTAATCCCGGTGGCACAGACGAAGTTGCTATTGTTGACGGCTGCAATCGTTTTATGCCAATTGCCATGGAACATATTCCAGACCTTGTAACCGCGCTGACTGAATGCTATAAAATTTACCTAGAGCTAACCAGTGCAGAGAATACCAAAGAATACGTTGAAACTAATTCGGAAGCATATGTTGACAATTCTAAAGTCGAATACGACACCCAATCCTTTTCACAAGTTACTGGCTAACCTTTCCGACACTGAATATCAAACAGTAACGCTAGACTATCTTAAACAAGTCAGTGAAATAGTTAATGAATACTCAGTATTGGTTAAAACTTTTGGTGAAGCATTTCAAGTATTAGAGTTCTTGCAAGATGCTAAAGCAGTAGATTTAGTTTTACTTGACGAGTCTGAAAACGTTTATAAAATAAAGAAAAGAAAATAATGGCAACAAAATCAAATAAACCCGCCGCATCTACTACTGCCGCACCCACGGGAGTTACTCGTACACAGGCTAATCGTAAGCGCAGGTTGCTGCGAACTATTAAGGCTCAGCCTAATAATATCCAGGTACAGAATGCTCTACTAGAGTCTGGCACAAAGCGTAAAGCACCGATTAATTCTCAATGGTCACATTCAGCTATTAGACTAGCTAAGTTGTTCAAAGAATTCTGTGGTCGTGCACCCAAAGAGTTATTCTCCAATAATCCTAAAGTGCAGCAAGCTGCACAAAGCGTGTCGTACACCAGAGTATTTACTAATTTGCCACAAGGTAAGGTAGACTTCTCCATTGGTGCACGTGCCTTTGTTCGTCAAGGTAGTACATGGAACTAATTGGATACTATGTACTCTTTGCTTTTAGTATCTCAATTGCTGCAACATATTTCTGGTTTTGGCCACTAATACAAGAAGCCAAAGATAATAGAATTATCAATAGCTTTACTAATTTTCCAGTATTAAGTACTGTAATTTATATTTTACTTAGTGCGGTAGTTGCTCCTATTTTAGTCTTTCCTATGTTCAGCGAAGCAATGGCTGAACGATTTAAACATGGACTACAAAACGAAATCTTAAAACCAGATCCGAAAATTTAAAATTGCATTGACTGTGTTTATTTGATATAATATATACTTATCAAAACACATAAAGACTCAAACATGAAACTCGTAGAATTCAAATACACAAAAGCTGACGGCACTACTAGCGACAGAGCTGTTATTGAAGTTGTGCAACCAGTTGCATACTTTGAAGGCATTGATGTAACCAAAATGCCCGAAGCCGATTTTGCTGAATTCACCCTCGAATATCGTGACTTGATTGAGCAGCAATATAATGCTAAAATGAGTATTATGCAGAAATATGATTTGAAGCATAACTATCGCCGTTTCATTCCTGAAAAAATGACCGACGTTACCTCAGACCACATCTAAACAAACAACAGAAAGAAATAAAATGGCAGCAACTTGGACACCAGAACTTAAAGCAAGCGTTATCGAGAAATACGAAGGCGCAAATCCAACTCCTGAAAACTCTACCGAAATCATCAAAGACATTGCCGAAGAAATCGAAATGTCTCCAAATGGTGTTCGTATGGTACTAGTGCAAGCCGGTGTGTATGTTAAAAAAGACCCAGCCGCACCTAGCACTTCGAAAACTAAAACCGCCGGTAGCGGCGATAAAGCTCCACGCGTATCTAAAGAGTCGGCTATTGCTGAACTCAAAACCGCGATTGAAGATGCAGGCAAAACAGCAGATGACGACATTCTCAGCAAACTTACCGGCAAAGCCGCAGTTTACTTCCTGAGCTTGCTCAAGTAATACAAGGCGGCCTAGTGCCGCCTTTTCTTTTTAAGGATTATCATGGCAACACGCGCAAACAAAGAAAACGAACTGCTAACTCCAGCTAATCTCGATCGCGTGATTGCTGGGCTTGAAGCTACACCCAAGATGACTAAAAAGGATGCTTGCGCTATTTTAGGCATTGCATACAACACAACTCGCTTAGATAGTCTTATCAATAGTTATCAAGAAAAGAATGCTCGCGACGCTAGTCGACGGGCTGCGCTTCGCGGTAAACCGGCTACTCAAGACGAGATTGTGTATGTAATCCAAGAGTATCTAGAAGGAAGTCCTATTGATGCTATTTCAAAAGCCACTTATCGAGGACCGACTTTTGTCAAAGCAATCTTGGAAAAATACGATGTTCCAGTACGAAAAAGCTCTACTGATTACTACAACCCAGAGCTTATCCCAGATGGAGCAGTACGTGACCGATTTGTTGTCGGAGAAGTTGTATACTCGGCCAAGTACGACTCTACTGCTCGTATCGACTCCGAGCAGTTACATGAAAAGTACGGCTACATTTACAGAATATATCTTCTTGCAGAAAAATGGCAGCAATCAGCATGGCAAGAACACTACGAGCTGGCTAGCTTAGAGCACCTTCGTAAACTAGGAGTACGCATTTGATACAAAGTATATTCGTACTATTAGTTTTAAGTATGTTACTATACGCAGGTTATAGGCTCATAAAAGAATTCAAACCTTTTAAACTAATCTTTACAGTGCTAGCTTTCTTTAGCTTAGCACTGCTTATCTTAACTACAATTACCTTACTATTCTAATGAACAAATTTTTCAAAATCTCTGTTATTGTTGCCGCACTTATTCTAGCTACTGGCTGTACTCGTATTGAAACTGGTGAAGTAGGTGTTCGGGTTGGCTTTGACAAACAAGTTCAAAGCGGCGAATTGCTACCAGGCTCATTTAACCAAAGTCTAGTTGGTAGTATTTTGACATTCCCTGTCAAAGACGTTAACGTGGTACTAGAGAATATGACTCCTGTGGCTAAAGACAACTCGACAATGAAAGATTTGGATGCTGTAGTTGTTTACAATATTAATTCTGCTCAGGTTGCCGAGCTGTATTCCACTAAGAACAAGAGCTTCCATGCTGAAGCCAAAGGCGATACTTATGTGATGTATAATTACATTGTTCAAAATGCTCGTAATGCTATCTACAAGGCAGCACGAAAATACGAAGCTTTGGACATGGCAGACAACCGTACTGAAATGGAAAACTTTATCAAGGAAGAAATTGTTCGCAATCTTGCTGAAGAAAAGTTGGACGGCGCTATCATGATTAATCAGGTTATGATTCGTAATGTATTGCCCAGCGATACAGTTGTTGAGTCAGCCAATGCACTAGTTCGCAGCAAAAACGAATTGAAGCAAAAAGAAGTTGAAGTTAAAACTGCCGAAGCTGAATCACGTCGTATGGCAGCACTGGCTAACAACTCAGGTAGCTCGATTGCATTCATGCAAGCACAAGCTATGTTGAATATCAGTGAAGGTATTAAGAACGGCAAAGTGCAAACTATTGTTGTTCCCAGCAACTTCAATGCCTTAATGATGCCTAAATAATATGCGTTACTGGATTTACGCTGAACCTGTGAATGAAAAGTCTGTAGAACCAATATTTCAGATTTTTTCTGATAAGGCTATTTTAGCTAGTTATTGGGAGTACTGGTGTAAGCAGATGCGTAAGGTTAATAAGCCCGAAGAAATGACTGAAGCTAATTGTATTGACGATTGGGTAGCAGTACATTGGGCAGTATTAGCAACTACTGAAAGTATGCTTAGAATTATTTCTGCACCTAAGGCATAGCTATAAATGACACAGATCACTTGGCCTAAGATTTACTTTGGGCCAATTAACTTATGGAACTTACCTAAAATGGATGAGAATATACAGTACTCAAAAATCATTGATGAAAACATGGAAAAAGGTTTCCAGATTCGTCTTGCCGTAAATGACTTTCGTGATATTACTTATATCCAGCTACGTAAGTTCTTTTTGAGTTACGAAGGTGAGTGGATTCCTAGTCGTGAAGGCGTCTCAATTCCTGCTAGTACTGAGAATATTTATGCTATACTAGACGGACTGTTTGAGATATGTTCTAAAGCAGAGGGCGAAGAAATTATCAAGCACTATGCTGATAAATTGACTTGTCAAAGTGACCCTAAACTGGTATAATATACTTTATGAACAAAATTACACAATTCTTAGACTCGGCTTCAGCGGCCTATTATGCCGGTAGTCCGTTTATCACAGACGCACAGTTTGATGCGCTTGCTGAAAGCGTAGGATACTTTGCAGTGGGCGCTAAGCAAAACTCAAAAACTGAGCGTCATCTTTATCAAATGTACTCACTGCAAAAGTTCTATGAGGACGAAAGCAAGGCTAAGCCCTTAGCAGGTATCGCTAGTATTGCCACAAGCATTAAACTAGACGGCGCTGCATTGAGTTTGTTGTATGTTGATGGTTGCTTGGTCAGAGTACTGACTCGTGGTGATGGTACTGAAGGTCAGATTGTTACTGATAAGTTCTTGAATAATCCTATTGTACCACAAAATATCCCGTTTCACGGAGTTTATCAAATCACTGGAGAAATTGTTGCTCCAGTAAACATTGAGAATTCACGCAACTATGCTGCTGGTGCATTAAACCTAAAAGATGCAGATGAGTTCAAGACTCGTGCCTTAAGTTTCTTTGCATACGGCATTCAGCCAAGTCTTGCTGATAAATTTAATCAAGACATGGAGTGTTTAAAACTAGCTGGCTTTGGTGTAATCAATGAACCAGACTTGGATAAAATCTTTCCGTGTGATGGAGTTGTGTTCCGTGTCAACGACAATAAGTTGTTTTACGAAATGGGTTACACAGCCAAACACCCGCGCGGTGCTTATGCTAAAAAAGAGCGTGCCGAACACGTCGAGACTAAGCTACTAGGAGTTGAGTGGCAAGTAGGTAAAAGTGGTAAAGTCACTCCTGTGGCTATCCTTGAGCCTGTGTTAGTTGGTGATGCTCTAGTGTCCCGAGCTACACTCAATAATCCTGGATTTATTGAAATGCTAGACCTGCAAATCGGCGACACAGTAGCCGTTATCAGAGCCGGGGAAATTATTCCTTGCATCTTGCACAAAGTTGATGCTTGAGGTATGCTAAATTTACACTTGTCACAGCAACCCTAATCGGATATAATATAGTCTACAAAGTAATAAAAGAACATGAGAATCGAAATCCCAACAACCTGCCCGTGCTGTGAGTATAAATTAGAGCTGGTCAATGACCAGCTCTTTTGTAGAAACACGGCCTGTGGTGCTCAACTTGGTAAAAAAGTCGAACACTTCTGCAAGACATTGGGCATCAAAGGTATGGGCCCAAAGTCAGTTGAAAAACTAGAACTACAAGACTTAACCGAGCTATTCTATCTTGATGTTCATACAGTTACCGAGGCTCTTGGTAGCGAAAAAACTGCGTTAAAACTGCTTGATGAAATCGAACGGGCTAAGTCCGCAGATTTGGCAACAGTGCTGGCCAGTTTCTCTATTACACTAGTAGGCAACACAGCCTCTAAAAAGATTTGTGAAGTTGTTGAACATATCAACGACATTACATACGAAACTTGTAAACAAGCTGGTCTAGGTGATAAAGTCACTGAAAATCTTATTACTTGGTTACAAACAGATTTTCAAGATTTAAAAGAGTTTCTTCCGTTCTCTTTTAAGTCTCAGAAGAATTCCAATACAAATAGTAACAATAACAATAAAACTGTTTGTATTACAGGAAAGTTATCTTCTTATAAAACTAAAGCCGAAGCCTACAAAGCATTAGAAGAGGCAGGCTATAGTCCAGTAGAGTCAGTAACTAAAACTACTGATTATCTGGTTGATGAAGAAGATAAAGCTAGTACAAAACGTAAAAAGGCCGAATCCCTTGGCATCTCAATTATCAAAAACTTAAATATTTTCTTGAAAGAAAAAACAAATGACTGAAAAAACAACTAAGAACTGGTCTGACGAAGCTGTTGACCAACTGATGAAAATCGTTGGTAGCGAAAGCCCTGTTAGTGTTAGCAGCGTAGAGCGTGCTTCTGAAGCCCTCGGCAAAACTACTCGTAGTATTGCTTCTAAACTGCGTCAACTAGACCGTGAAGTTGCAAGTCTTGCTAAAGAAAAGACTAGTGCGTTTACCGCAAACGAAGGCGATGATCTTGCTGATTTCGTTAGCGCAAATGCAGGTAATCTTACTTACAAACAAATCGCTGAAAACTTTGCTTCAGGCAAGTTCAGTGCAAAACAGATTCAAGGCAAATTGCTTGCTCTTGAATTGACTGGTTCAGTAAAGCCAGCCGAAAAAGTTGAAGTTGCTCGTACTTACACTGAGTCCGAAGAAACTACTTTTATTAAAATGGCTGATGCCGGTAACTTCATTGAAGATATTGCTAGCAAGCTGAATAAAACTGTTGCCTCAGTTCGTGGTAAGGCTCTTAGCCTGACACGTAAAGGTCAAATTGCTAAGATTCCAGCACAGCGTGAAAGCCATGCTAAAGAATCTATTGACCAAGTAACTGCTCTGGGTGCATCTATTGCAACTATGACTGTTGCTGAAATCGCTCAAGCAGTTGACAAAACCGAGCGTGGTCTGCGTACATTGCTGACTCGCCGTGGTATTAAAGTTGCTGACTATG